GGTGAGCGAGGGGCCCTTGTGGTACCCGCCGCGCGCGCGGGCCGAGACGGGGTACGTCATCCGCTTCCCCGAGCCGACGATAGGCCTGCTAGTCGCCCACTCGATGAAGCCCGCGTCGGAAGCTGCACCCGTGCCAGCGCGGTGCGACACCACGATGCACGTCTTCTTCGACGGCAACGAACTGAAGTGGGTCAAGTTCTTCCAGGACAACGGCGCAGGCGCACAGGGGACCAGCACCAACGATTTCGAGCCGTGCATGTACATCGGTCACTGGACCGAGCATGGCGACAGCGGCGACCTGCGCGTGCCGTCGATGTTCTACACCAACGACCTCGACGACCGGGAGGAGCTGGCCGGCACCACTTCGGATAGCAACACGAAGGGCGAGGATCTCGGCTACTGCGCCATCGTCTGCAACGACAGCATCGTCAATCCGTCAGAAGGTACGGCGACCAGGCGCAAGCGCTTCCGTCTCACCACGGAGACCATCACGGTCTACAGCCCCTCGCTGGCCACCGGCGTGGCGGTGCCGTTCTACGAGCGCGAGGGCTACTACTACGCGGTGCAGCGCACCCACCAGGGACGCATGCGCACCGTCACGGCCAGGCACGTCGAGCTGGTCGATCCCTGGTACTGCAACTACAAGCGGAACTTCCCGGGCTACTACGGCATTTACGCGGGCGAGGGCACCGCGGAAGACCCTTGGCGGCCAGTGCGCCTGTTCGACGTGAATGGCTACGGTCCGAACGAATACCGCACCGCCAACCCGGACACGCCGCTGTACGACAACTCGGCGCCATGCGCCGACGTGGCGGACTCGGGGCCCTGGGTGCAGGGCGGCGACAACCTCGACGTGATGGCCTACAGCATCCCGGAGCCGCCGCTTCCGCCGCCCGTGATCGAGTCCTCGCCGCCGAGCGGACGGTACGACGTGTTCCTCGTCGCCTCCGGCGGGCTCGGCGCGACGCGCGTGTCGTCGGTGGAGTCCACGAGCTTTGGCCTGTGGCCCCTGTTCACGCCGGACCGTCAGGACGGCTTCAGCGCTGACCAGTACGCCGAGGCGACGCAGAACGCGGCGGGCCGCGCCACGTCGGTTCGATGCAGCACCAACCTCAACGACAGCCTGCGCCTCCTTGGCACGCCGGATTGGCCGGGGATGGAGCGCGGCTTCCTCACCTACATCGGGGTGATCCATGGCTGATCAGTGCGTGGCGATCGAGGAGCAGGGGCACCTAGGCGATCGAACGCTCGCCCAGGTCACCGGTAGCGCGACCGGTGCAGTGGCGCAGATCGTTGACGGCTTCCGTGTCGGCCGAAGGGTTGTCACGGCCGAAGCGGGCCTTGTTGGCGATGTCGCCGTCTTGACCCCGGTCGCGCTGATAGCGGAAGCCGTCCTCGGCGCCGACCACATCTTCCCGACGAGTCACCTTCGCGCGCTGTTGATCGAATCGGCGGCGCTGCGCGACCGCGCCGTGTATCTGCCGCGGGAGATCATCAACGAGCAGGCCCGTGTCGCAGACGGGAGCCGTTTCCAGCGGGGCGCCCGCGAGGTCGAGCAGGCAACGCTGAGCGACGCGGCGATGCCCATGCGCGCCGCCTTTGGCTCCGTGCAGGAGCGCGGACGCGTCGGCGATCGCATCGTGTTCCATCCTTGGATGGCTGTGGGTGCTGCTGCACGTGCTGGCGACGGCACCGTTGCCGAGATCGTTGTGCTGTCCGGGGAGATCTCGCGGGCAGTGGAGGCGTTTCAGTTTGGCGCTGGATTCGCTGCCCAGGTTGCGGAGGCGGCTCATGGCGCCGACGCCGCACAACTTTTCGTTGCCGCGGCCGCTGAGGTGGCTGAGTACGGGTTCCTCGATGACGAGGCCCGTCTGCCGGGGCGCGGGACTGGATGGACCGCGAACACGGACACGTGGGCGGCCAGCAGGTACACGGGGTTTCAGATCGAATCCCTTGCAGCGATCGGCGGCGCGTTGTTCGGCGCCGGGCCCGATGGGCTTTACGCGATCGATGGCCAGGACGACGCTGGCCAGCCCATCGCCGCGTACGTGCTGACGGGCCAGCACCGCGCCAAGGGCGACGGCGTCCGGCGCGGTGGCTACCTCTACGCGCCCATGGTCGCGGCTGGCCCCATGCAGGTCCGCGTGCTTGATACCGCCGCCGGCGAGCCCGCGGCGCACACCTATCCCTTCGAGGACCGCAAGGCCGACGGCCTGGCAACGATGCGGGCGAAGTTCGGCAAGGGCGTCCGTTCCCTCACGTGGCAGTTCGAGGTGGGCAACGTCGACGGCGCCGCCTTCGGCATTCCGAGCGGCATGACCTGGGTGATCGACCCGGGCAGCAGGAGAGTGTGATGGCGAAAGATTCGATTATCCCCCTCGTCAGCGTCTCCCAGGACGTCTACGACCGGCCCTACAACATCGTCCAGACGCAGATTCAGCGGATGAGCGATCGGGCGGACGCCGCGCTGAACACGGCGTTCGACACGATGACGCGCCTCACCAATGTGCAGCTGCCGCAGGAGGGCACGCCGCCGAACCTGCAGCCCGACCCTGTCCGCGTCGGCGACTTCGCCAACGTCCCGTTGCCGAGCGCGCAGCTCTTTGGCGATCTGCCCGCATTCAACGAGCCGGCGTTCGACGACCTGCAGCGCTATGTGGAGGGCATCGACCCCGGCGCACCACCCACCTGGGACCCCAGCGTGGTGCAGATCTACATCCCACCCGCCCCGGCGCCAATCGATACCAGCGGCGCGCCCGTGCGGCCCGTGATCGCCGAGCCTTCGCTGCCGGCTGCACCCGACGTGGTGATGCCGGCGCCCGAGCCGATGCTCACCATCGACATCCCGGGGCGACCGAGCATCACGCTGCCGAGCTTCGACGCCACGGTACCCGTCTTCGACGATGCCATCCCGACGCTGGGACTGGACTGGGCCGAGCCGGTCTATCGCCCCACCGTGCTGGACGAGGTCGCGGCGACCGTCCGCGCCATGCTCAAGGGCGATTACGCGATGCCCAAGGTGGTGCAGGACGCCCTCTACGCCGCAGCGCGCGAGCGTGAGGACGTGACGGCGCGCCGCGCGGTGCAGGATGCGCACGACGACTTCGCGGGTCGCGGCTTTGACATGCCCCCGGGGATGCTGGTGGAGCAGGTGAACGCGGCCCGCGAGCAGAACCAGCTGCAGGCGAATGCGCTCAGCCGCGACGTCCTGGCCAAGGCCGCGCAGTGGCAGATCGACAACCTGCGCACCGCGGTGTCGCAGGGCATCGCGCTCGAAACCACGCTGATCAACCAGTTCAACAACTTCGCGCAGCGGTCTTTCGAGATGTCGCGGCTCCGGGTGCAGGTCGAATTCGACCGGTACAACCTGCGGGTGGCGGCCTACAACGCCAAGCTGCAGGCGGCCGACATCGCCGTGCGTGTCTTCCAGGCGCGCATCCAGGCGGAGCTGTCAAAGCTCGAGGTGATGAAGGCGGAGATCGAGGCCGAGCAGCTGAAGGGCACGATCAACGAGCAGAACGTGCGGATCTACACCGCCAAGATCCAGGCGCTCGCCACCACCGTCGACATCTTCAAGACCAAGGTCGATGCGGTGAAGGTCGCGGCGGACCTTGAGCGCGGAAAGATCGACCTCTACCGCGCCGACGTCCAGGCCTATGCCGAAAAACTCGGTGCCGAGAAGACGCGATTCGACGCCTATGAGTCGCAAGTCCGCGGCGAGGCGGCCAAGGCCAGCATCCTCGATGCCGAGGCACGCGCCTTCGCTGCGACCGTGCAGGGCTACGAGTCCGGCAACAACGTGAAGGTGCAAACCGTCCAGGCAAAGCTACGCGCGATCGAGACCGGCGCCACCAAGTTCAACGCGCTCCTGAGCGCGGAGCGCGAGCGCCTGCAGGCGTCGGTATCGCAGCTCCAGGCGAAGGTGAGCACCTTCACCGCCGACACGGCGCGCTACACCGCGCAAGTGGGCGGCGAGGCGCAGCGCAACGAGATAGCGGTACGCGCCTCCGAGGCCACGGCCCGGAACAACGTCGCCTATTTCGAGGTGCTGAGCCGCCAGTACGACGCCAGGATGCAGCGCCTCATGGAAGAGGCGCGCCTGCTGCTGGGCGCCATCCAGGCCGCCGGCCAGATGGCGAGCCAGCTCGCCGCCGGCGCCATGAGCGCGACGCACGTGCAGGCCGGCATCAGCGGCAACGGCAGCGCCTCGATCGGCGTCAGCAACAGCTACAGCGTGTCCGCGTCGCTGGATGCGCAGGATCCCGACACCCCCACCTCGTGAGGAGACCGTCATGGCTCTCGGCAACAGCCCCACCCTGAAGCGCAGCGGTCCGTTCACGGACGACGAGGACGTCTCGCCGACCCGCACGCGGATGATCAACGACAAGCCCAGCATCGATGCGGGCGCTCCGGTCGATGCCGGTGCGCGGGTCGCGATCGGTTACGGCCCCGCCCCAGGCGGCTACTCGCCGCCGCCGGTGCTCAGCCGCCCGGCGCCCCCAGCGTCGCCCCCGGCAGCCGGCGACGTGAATCCGCTGCCGCTGGGCACGCGCGTCGGCGCGGCCGCCAACCAGTTCGGCAGGGACGTCGCCAACACGGCCGCCGATGCCGTCAATTCGGCCCGCGCCTTTGGCGCCGGCGTCACCAACGCGCTGACGTATCCGGTACGAGCCGCCGCCGGTTTCGTGCGCGACGCCGGCCGGGCCGCCGCGGGCATGGCGCCGTCGCCGGATGCCGGCAACCCGCTCGCGGGCGTGAGCGACGCTCCGCTGCTCAAGACGCCGTTCCAGCGCCCCGCGATCGACTTCCAGACCACGCGCAGCGACGTGCCGGTCGCGCGGCCCGACTTCTCGGGCGTGCGGAGCCAAGTCGGTACCACGGCCGGCGATGGTGGTGCGGCGGATCCCGCGCGCTCGGCCGCCTTGGTCGACCAGGTGGCGAACACGATCCGCCCATTCCTGCAGCGCCCAGGAGCCCCCGAGGCTGCGGCGCCGACCGCCGCGGCAGGGGCGTCGCCGGGCATCGATTCGGGCGCTACCGTCGGCGCCCGCGCGCTGCCTTACGGCGCCATGGTGAACGGCGTGCCGACGTTCAGCGATGGCGGCGGCGTCGGCATCCCGCGCACGATGTCCGATGCGTCGATCAAGGCGCTGGGCGATCGCCTGCCGACCGCGCCACCGCAGACCACGGCCCTGGCCAGTGATGTTCTCGGCCGGACGCCCGCGGCGGGCGAGGGTTTCGGGCTGCGCCGCGCCGTGCCGCCGATCACCGGCAGCCGGCCGACCGCCCAACAGTTCGCTGACGCCGACCGCAACGCCATCGCGCTGCGCGACCCGCGCAGCGCGGCTGGCATTGCCGCGCGCAACCTTTCCATGGAAACCCAGTACGGCCGGACGCCCCGGGCACGCGCGCAGGCGGCGCAATCGCTGACGGCGCTGGAGGGCGGCACTCAGCAGGGCGGCCTGCAGAGCCAGCAGGCGGAGACCGCGCTGGCGCAAGTCGGTGCCCAGGGCGACAACGCGCTGCGCCAGATCGAAGCACAGGGTCAGAACGCGCTGGCGGCGGAAGACCTGCGTGGGCGCTACGGCTTGCAGAACACCGGGCTGGAAATCCAACGTGCCCAGCTCACGCGCGCGGGGCACCCGGTGACGCTCGAGGACGGAACGATCGGGCTCATGGACCCGCTCACCGGCGCGGTGACGCGGTCGCGTCAGGCTGACGGCTCGCCGGCCAAGGCACTCGTGGCGAAGACCGATGCCGAGTCGAAGCGCACCAACGAGCTGGTCGACCAGCTGAGCAAGTCGGTGCAGGAGCAGATGAAGACGTTCCTGCCGTCGAAGGATAAGCCCGCGCTCACGCCGCAGGACATCAGGCAGATGCGCCAACAGGCCGCCATGGCCATGAACCTTCCCATCGCCACCAACCCGCAGGGGGAACAGGTGGTGAACATCAACGGCCAGTGGATGCCTCTGTGATGGCTACGCTCAACCGCCCCCTCCCGCCGCCTGGCTTCGCGTACGACGACCAAGGTTCCGCCTCGCCGCCGGCGGCACCCGGCCCGACCCTGCAGCGACCTGCGCCACCTCCGGGGTTCAGCTACGACGCGGCGCCGGCCGCCCCGCAGCCCGGGACCAAGGAGGGCTATGGGTTTATGGACATTCCGAAGGCCGTGGTCGGCGGCGCGGTTCGCGGTGTCGGCAGTCTGGTTCGCGGCGCCGGCGAGCTGCTTGATCAGCTGCCCGTGGTCAGTGGGCAGGGACTGGCGCGCCGCGCGCTGGGCATGCCGGAAGAGGCTACGCCGCAGTGGCTGCGCCGCCCCGGTACCGCCCTGGGCGACGCGCTCGGCACGCCGATCCAGAAGGCAGGCGATTGGATCAAGGGTACGCAGAGCGACGCGGCGAAGGCGATCCAGGAAAAGCCGCTGGTGGAGGGCGAGCTCACGCGACCCAGCACCTGGCGATTCGGCGAGGGCGCGTCCTCGCCCATGAACTGGGCGCTGAAGGGCGGCGAGATGGCCGGCAACCTGGCGCCGATGCTGCTCGGGGCCGAGGTGTCTGGCGCGCGCGCGCTGACCCGCGCAGCGGGCATGACGCCGGAGATCGCGGCAGCCATCCGCGGCGGCAAGATCGCCGAGCTGGCGCCGGAAGCCCAGGCCATCGCGCAGGGCGCCGTCGGCGCGTCTGGTCGCGCGGCGCTGGCGTCGGGCGCGCTGGCCGGCGGCCTGCAGGGCGGCGAAGACGCGGCGCAGGGTGAGGCGCAGCGCGTGCAGCAGATGTCCGACCAGGAACTCATGGCGCTGCCCGCCTACAAGTCCATGGTGGACCGCGGCATGGCGCCCGATGCAGCGCGCGATGCGCTCGCCGCGCAGGTGCGCGAGGCGGTGTTCCGCACGACGGCGCCGATCGCGACGGCAGCAGGCGGCGTCTCCACGCTGCCCCTGCTGCAACGGACGCAGGGAGTGCTGGCGCGCACGGTGGGCGACAGCATGCTTCGCCGCGCGGCCGCCGGCGCCGCGCTCGAGGCGCCCGTGCAGGGCGGCCTGGCCGTCGGCCAGACGGCCGCCCAGGTGGCCACCGCCAACGCAACGACGGGTGAGCAGCGCGACCCGATGGCCGACTCGCTGGCGACGTTTGGCGCTGGCGCCGTGCCTGGCGCTGCGTTCGGCGCGGTGGGTGGCTTGCACCGGCCTGCAGCGGCGCCAACGCCCGCACCCGAGCGCCCCGTTCTTGCGCTGCCGCCACCCGTCTTCCCCGTGGACGGACAGGGCCGCGTCAGCAACACCGCGGACCAGTTCAGGCAACAGCAGCTGGCTGAAGCCCGGGCAAGCTACGGCATTACGCCCGACATTGAGCGCACGCAGGCCTCGCGGTGGGCAGCACAGCGCGCGCCGCGGTTCCCGGATGCCGCCCCCGGCTCGCTCGCCGACGCGGCCAACGCCATGCCAGACGCTGGCGCGCCGCCCGCGCCGCCGCCGGCTGACCGCGGGCAGGCGCCGGCGGCCGAGGCGGCCGTGAAGCGCGCGGATCCCGTCCTGCCGACGTGGGTGGATGCGACGACAGGGGAGGTGGCCCAGCCTTCGCGCGATCAGTTGGTCGACACGCTTGCCGGCCAGATGCTGGCCCAGCACCAGCTCGATGGCACCCTGCGCATCAACTCCGCCGCGCTGGGGGACGCGTGGGGCGTTCCCGCCGAGCAGATCAAGCGCGTGCGTCGTGTCGCCGAGCTCGCGGCCAGGGATCGCCTGGCAGCTGCCGAGCGCGCCGCGCTGGCGCCGCAGGAGCAGGGCGTCGCGGATGCACCGCCCGCGGAGGCTGCCTCCACCGAGACCGAGCAAGCTATCGCGCCGGCGGCCGCCGAGGCGCCGCAGGAGTCCACCCCCGTGGAGCCCGCGCCTTCCGAACAGGCGGAAGGAACGGAGCCGCCTGCGGCGCAAGCTTCGCCGACGCAAGAAGGCATCCCCTTCATGATCACCCAGGCGATGAAGCGGGACCTGCGCGATCGCGGGCTGAGCGATGGCGACATCGCCAAGATGACGCCTCAGGAAGCGCACGAGGTCCTGCGCGCGCCGCGCGCGGAGGAACCGGCGCCGGCCGATGTTGCCCCGTCAGCCGCGGACAGCGAAAAGACGGCGCCTGGCCAGGAAGAGGCGCCGGCCGAGAGCAGCGACGTGGAGCCTGCCGCCGCGGCGGAAGAGCCTCCCGCCCAGGAGGACCAGGCCGCGCCCCCGGCCGAGCCGGAGGCCTCGCCGCGCGAGGCCCCTGCGGCAGACGCTACTGCCCCTGAAGTCGAGCAACCGGCCGCCGAGCCCCGGGGAGAAGAGCAGCCGGCGGAGCCCGATGCCGCGCCGACACCGGCAACCGCCGCGGCGCCGTCTGAAGTGCCGACCGCGCCGACCGTGCCGGCCGCTGGTGCCGAATCGGCGGCCGCGACGGGTGCGGGCAAGGCGCCACCCGCGCCCCGTGCTGGTGCTGAGCCGACCACGTCCAACACCAGCGCCGCTCGCAGCGCCGAGCGCGTGCGGATCCAGACGCCCGACGGCGAGCTCAATGGAAGGACGCACGTCGACCGCCTCATGGCTGACGGCTTCGACCAGGTGAGGAGCGGCCGGGCCGGCGATCGCATGGTCCACTCGCTGGTCAACGCGGATGGGAAATCCCAGCCGATCAAGGCCGGGCAACTGCGGTACGCGGAAGAACGGATCGCGGCGCGAGCCGAGGCGAAAGCCACCGCCGAGCGCGAGGCGCCCGCAGTGGCGGAGCAGCCGTCCAAGGTGGACGCCGCGGCGGCGGAGGCTGCGCCATCGCCGCACAACGACCATCCCGAGCCGACGCCGGCGCAGCACGAGGCGGGCAACTTCAAGATGGGGCACGTTCGCGTCCATGGCCTGGACGTCTCCATCGAGGTGCCCAAGGGCAGCATGCGCCGTGGTACTGACGCCAGCGGCAAGGCATGGGAGCGGCCGGTCTCCGACCACTACGGGTACATCAAGCGCACGGAAGGCGCGGACGGTGAGCAGGTCGACGTGTACATGGGACGCCACGCCGAGGATCCGCAGCGGCCGGTGTTCGTCATCGACCAGGTGAAGCCCGGGACGACCCAGTTCGACGAGCACAAGGTCATGCTGGGCTACAAGACCGGCAAGGATGCGCGCGCAGCCTACGACGCGAACTTCCCGAAGGGGCTGAAGACCTTCGGCGGCATCCGCCGGATGTCGGTCGACGAGTTCAAGACGTGGCTGAAGGAAGGCGACCTGTCCAGGCCGGCAGCGCCCGCGCCGGCGGCGCCTGTCGTGCAGCGGCCGGGCGGCCAGAAGCGTGGCGGCATCACCACCAGCGGCGCCAAGGCGCGTGTCGTAGGTGGGAAGCTGGAGTACATCCCGCATGCCCGCGAAACCCTTGAGGCCTATTTCAAGCCCGGTACCGAGGTGAAGAGCACGGGTGGCACCGACAGGGTCGAATCTTTCCACTGGAACGGCGGCGAATGGTACGTCGCCGTCCGGGCGCTGCAGAAGGATGGCACGCCGTATCCGAAAGGCCATTTGGAAAGCGGCACCCGCGCCCATAGCACCAAGCCCGACATGCGCGACATCGTGGCGAAGCTGGGCAAGCCCGAGCTGCTCGCCAAGCCCGCCGCGAAAGCGCCGGCCGCGGCCAAGGCGGCGGCGCCGAAGAAGGATGGCCAGCTCTTCAGCTTGGACCGCAAAGGCGACGCCGTGCCGTCGCGCGAGGCGCGGACGTTCGACGAAGCGCGTGCCGCGGCATCGGAATTCGTCGGCAAGCCGCTCCCCAACGAGAACGGGCTGGTGCAGGCCACGGTGTCCCGGAACAACCTGGCGAAGATGCTGAGCCAGAGCGCCGTGAGCAAGTCCGTCAACGCGCGGGAGCATGCGCGCGCGGTGGCGAATCTGGATGCGCTCTACCGCATCGGCATGTTGGATCGAAGCCACGACGATGCGCGTGGCGAGCCCACCATCAAGGCGATCCACCGGGTGGTGGCGCCCATGGTGTCCGAGAAGGGAGAGGTGCTGGCCGTCAAGATGACGGTGAAGGAGACGCGCCACCCGGATACGCCGAACCCGCTGTACAGCGTCGAGGCGATGGAAATAGCGAAGCCCGCGCTGGATGTCCCGCAAGGCGGGGTTGAGCGGGCACCCGGACAGGACCGGAATGCCCCACAGGCGGGCTTCGGCCCCGATGTTACTCGCATGCTGGAGCAGTTCAAGCAACGCCTGTTCAGGATGGATGCGCCCCGGGAGACAACCGAGGCGCCGGCGGCAGAACACATCGGGCGGATCCGGACGCTGGCCGAGGACATGACGCGGCAGTGGAAGGGAGACGACGTCCCGGGTGTGAAGGTGGTGGCCACGGCCGAGGATCTGCCGCAGCACGCCAAGGTCGGCCCCGATGGCCGCCCGGACAACGCCTACAAGCGCGCTCGCGGCATGTACGACGGGCGGGACATCTGGATCGTCGCGAACCGGCACGCCGACACGCCGGCGGGCCGCGAGCAGTTGGCGCGCACCATCGTGCACGAGGCCGTGGGCCACTATGGCGTCGAACGGATCGTCGAGCGCGAGCTGGGCAGCCAAGCCTGGGCGAAGATCGCCGAATCGGTGACGCGGCTCGAGCGCGAGGGGCTGGGCAGCAAGGAAACCCGCAGCGTCCTGGAGGATGTCCGCCAGCGCTACGGCGATCTGCCGCCGGAGCGCTTCGCGCGCGAGGTGCTCGCCGTCATGGCGGAGCGCGGCGTGCGGAATGGCCTGATCGATCGCGTCGTGACCGCTGTTCGCGCGTTCGTCCGCCGCATCGCGCCTTCCCTCAAGCTCAGCGATCGGGAGCTCCGGCAACTGCTGGTGCGCTCGGACGAGTACCTGCAGCGGGGCGACCGGCGCGCGCTGGCGCCGGAGGCCGCGCAGGCGGCCTTCTCGAGGGATGGCTGGGAGGAGGACTTTCCCAACGTGGTCACCGGACACCAGGTCGGCGTGGCCCGCGAGCATCCCGACTACGAAGCCGCCAAGGCGGGCGACCAGGCCGCGGCTCTGCGCGTGGCGCGCGATCTCGTCACGGATGAGTTCGTGCAGAAGGTCCGCAATTCGCTGCCGGACGACAGCAAGCCGATCGTGGTGCCAGTTCAGGCCGTCGAGGAGAAGGGCAACAACAAGCTCCCCGCCATGGCGGCTCAGGTCCTCGCTCAGCGCCTGGGCGCGGAGGTCGACCACGGCATCCTGCAGGCGGAGCGCGTGGGGCGCGGCAGCGGCGACGCGATGCACCGCCTCGCCAACCAGCCGACGTTCACGGGCGACGTGCAGCCAGGTCGCAACTACGTGCTGCTGGACGACACCCTGACCCAGGGCGGCACGCTGGCGCAGCTGAAAACCCACATCGAGCGCGAGGGCGGCCACGTGGTCCTCGCTACTGCCTTGACCGGAAAGGACTACTCGCGCAAGCTGGCGCTGGATCCGGAGACCCTGGGACAGGTACGTGAGCGGTTTGGGCGCATCGAAGGCTGGTGGCGACGAGAATTCGGTTACGGCTTCGACGGCCTCACCGAGTCCGAAGCGCGCACCATCCTCACCTTCGACCGCGGAAAGCTCACGCCTGACGGACTCCGAGATCGCATCCTTGCGCGCCGAATTCCAGGCCTCGGGCGCCTGGGCGAAGGCGCAGCTGGCGCGCGACCCGCAGCTGAAGCACCTCGGCCCAGCGGGCGGGTGACGGACAGCCCGGCGTTCCGGGCGTTCTTCGGCGATTCCAAGGTGGTCGACAAGGCCGGCGAGCCGCTGCCGGTGTACCACGGCACTGCCGAGGATTTCCCCGTCTTCAGCGAGAAGCGTGCCGGCGACGCTACCGGCCACGACACCGCGCCCCTCGGCCACTTCTTCACTCCCGACCGTGCCCTCGCTGAGCGCTACGCGGAGAACGCCGCCGACGGGCGTCCGGCCGACAAGCGCGTCGTGGACGCGTACCTGGCGATCCGCAAGCCGTACGAGATGCACCTGACCGACGCCCAGGCGATCGAGTCGCCAGCTCAGGCGCGCGCACTACGCGCGCGGCTGGAGCGCGAGGGGTACGACGGCATCCACGTGAAGGAGAGCGACACGTGGGTTGCCTTCCGATCGGAGCAGATCAAGTCCGCCAGCGCGAATCGCGGCACCTTCGATGCTCGGGACCCGAACATCTACTTCAGCCTGGACGACCGCGGCCGCAAGGTCACGCCCGACAAGCCGGCCGAGCCATTCAGCCGCGCTGCCAAGTCCATCGAGGCGCTGCAGGAGGGTGTGCCGAAGGCGCAGGAAGGGTTGCTCAAGCAGGCCAAGGAATGGGTCGCCGGCAAGGTTCAGGACTTCAAGCCGTGGGCCCTTGGCGCCCTGCAGCTCCGGCACGTGCTGGAGCTCATGGAGGACAGCAAGCACTTCCCGGGTGCCAAGCACTACGCGGACATCCACCAGCGGATGGACAGCGAACGCACCCAGATGATCAACACCGCGGCGGAGCGCACTGAGAAGTGGCAGAAGTGGGCGTACGAGAAGGGCCTGCCCGGCATGCTCGGTCGCCTGAAGCCGGAAGCGAAGGCGCTGTCGCGCTTCATCCACGACGTGACCCAGCTGGGCATCGATCCCAGCGACAGCTACAAGCGCCTGCTGATGGAAGACAGTCGCGGCGAGTTCCAGCCATGGACGAAGCAGCTCGTCCGTGAGCGCATCCGTGAGCTGCAGGGGCAGATCCGCGGCCGCTCCGGCGACGACAAGGCGGTGATGCAGGCGAAGATCAAGGAGCTGAAAGCGCTACCCGCGAGGGAGAAGGCTCGCGAGGCAAGGTATCCCGTGCTGGCCGCACGCTGGCAGGCGCTGAGCCCGGAAGCCAAGGAGATCTTCCACATGGCGCGCCAGCACTACCAGGAGCAGTCCGACGCCATGGAGCGGGCGCTGCTGGACCGCATCGACGCCATGAGCGTGCCGGAGACCTACAAGCGCAGCCTGGCCGACCGCATCCGATTCCAGTTCGAGGCGAGCCGCGTTGAAGGGGTGTACTTCCCCCTCTCGCGCTTCGGTGACTACTGGGTCGCCGGCACCCAGCGCGACGGTACGCCGGTTTTCGGCATGTTCGAGAGCTTCCGCGACGCGCAGAAGGCGGAGGATCGGCTCCGCGCCGCCGGCGTGGAGATCGAGGCCCACGGCCTGAAGGACACCAACTACCGCGCGAAGGACGCGCCCAGCGGCACGTTCGTCTCCGACGTGATCGGCATCCTGCGGAAGGCTGGCGCGCCCGACAAGGTGCAGGACGAGATCTACCAGACCTTCCTCAAGACGCTTCCAGAGTTGTCGATGCGCAAGCACGGCATTCATCGCAAGAACATCGCCGGCTACAACGACGATGCGCTGCGCGCCTTCGCGAAGAACGGCTTCCACAGCGCACACCAGATCGCGCGCCTCAAGTACGGGTTCCAGATGCAGGGGGCACTGGACTCCATGGCCGAGGCCTTCGAGAACCGGCGCAACGCCGGCAGCCTGGGTGGCAACACCGAGATGAGCCTCAAGGACGCGGCCACGGGCGATGCGCTGCTCGGCGAGCTGCGGCGCCGGCACGACTGGATCATGTCCCCGAAGGACAGCCAGCTGGCCAACGTCGCCGGATCGGTGGGCTTCCTGTACTACATGTCCGCGTCGCCGGCGTCGGCGCTCGTCAACCTCACCCAGGGCGCGCAGGTGACGCTTCCCGTACTGGGAGCGCGGCATGGCTGGGGCAGGGCGACCCGCGAGCTGGCGTCGGCGACGCGCGACGCCATGCGCACTGGCGGGAACATCCTGCGGACGCTCAGGACGGACGAGGAGCGACAGGCCTTCAAGGTCCTGGAGGAGCGCGGCACCTTCAACCGCACCGCCACGCACACGCTGGCGGGCATCTCCGAGGGCAATGCCCTGGCCGCGAATCCGGCGTGGGCGAAGGTGATGAGCGCCATGGGCTACCTCTTCCACAAGGCCGAGGTGATCAACCGCGAGAGCGCGGCAGTGGCGGCGTTCCGGCTGGCGCGCGGGGAGGGGAAGAATTTCGACGACGCGGTGCGCTACGCCGACGACATCGTCAACGGCACGCACTTCGACTTCAGCAACGCCAATCGTGCTCGCTGGATGCAGGGCAACGTCCAGAAGGTGCTGACCCAGTTCAAGAGCTACAGCCTGGGCATGTCCTGGGTGCTGTACCGGAACTTGTACAAGGCGCTCGCCGGCGAGACGCCGGAGGTTCGCCGGCTGGCGCGGCGCACGCTGACGGGCGTACTGGGCATGACCGGCCTCATGGCCGGAGCCATGGGCCTGCCGATCATCAACCTGATCCGCTACGGCGCGAACGCCGTGCATGCCGTCACGGGCGACGATGATACGCCATGGGACTTCAATACCGAGTTCCGGAGCTGGCTGGCCGAGCACCTGGGCGAGACCGCGGCGAGCTGGGTGGCGGACGGCGCGGTCAACCAGCTCACCGGCGCCAACATCGCCGGCCGCACTGGCATGGCTGATATGTGGTTCAGGGAGCCGGACCGAGAGCTCGAGGGCAAGGACGCGTACTACAACATGATCGACACGTTCGCCGGGCCGCTAGGTGGTCTGACGAAGAACCTGTTCGTCGGCAGTCAGATGGTGAGCGAAGGGCAGACCTGGCGCGGCATCGAAACCATGCTGCCGAAGTTCGCCAAGGACGCCATGAAGGCCGTGCGCTACGCGAAGGAGGGGGCGAATACGCTTCGGGGTGATCCAATCGTGCCGGACGTCTCAGGGCCGGAGGTCCTGCTGCAGGCGCTCGGTTTCGCGCCGGCGAAGCTTGCCGAGCAGCAGCGCGTGAACAACGCGCTCATGAACTACCAGAAGTTCATCCAGGACCGCCGGCAGTCGCTGCTGAACGCGTTCGCCATGGCGCAGCTCGCTGGCGACGAAGAAGGGCGGGGCGATGCCCTGGCCAAGATCCAGGACTTCAACGCGAAGTATCCCGAGATCGCGATCCGGCCAGGGACCATCCGCGAGTCAATGCGAACGCGCGCGCAGCGCACGGCGCAAGCCGATAACGGCATCATGTTGAATAAAAAGCTGGCGAGTCGGGTACGCCAGGAAGTGGGCGCCATGGCCCAGGAGTAGATTAAGCGGCGTGAGCGTGTGGGAACGGCGTTACCGCAGGTCGCTTGCCCTTACGGGCTTCCCACAAATCGAAATTAGCCTGCATCGATGTCCACATTTCCGCGCTCGTTCCAAGTGCTGCTTCAAGGCGAAGCGCCATATCAGCGGAGATGCCGTTCTTACCGTTAAGAATGCGAGAAAGCGAAACGCGGGTAATTTTCAGTCGATCGGCTGCCTCGGTGACCGAGAGGTCACCGAGGTACTCACGCAGCACCTCTCCTGGGTGCGCGGGATTGTACATACGAGCCATTTTGTCCTCAGTGGTAGTCCTGATAGTCAACCAAGATCACGTCCTGTCCTTCGAACATGAAAGTCAGCCGCCAGTTCCCATTCACCGACACCGCCCAATGACCTTCTAAGTCATCGTGCAGAGGGTGAAGATCCCAACCTGGCACGCCCATGTCAGAGGGCTTCAGGGCGGTATCTAGCGCAGAAAGCTGGAGACGCAATCTCTTCTGGTGCTTTGCCTGAATTCCGGCAATGCTCCCAGACTCATAGAACTTCTTTATGCCCTTGTGTCGAAACGATTTGATCATGACTCTTCCTTAAATAAAGCTGATTCGAGCAGTTCATAGGTATTCCTCGATTGTGTGGTGTTGCATGGTCAGATAGTGGCCAGCCTGCTTGTTGCTGGCATGTGCACTGTAAATGATCGGTATACAATTGTCAAGGGGATGGGCGAGTGGGAATCGTACGAATCCGATGGATGCGGTGACCGGCGCTGGCGATACTGGCGTCGCCCCGCGAGTCCTGGCGGCGTGCCCGGTTGCACGCGACAGCCGATGACCGGGGCACACTCCACCTGATCGCACGGGCTGAGACGCCGTCGGCGTAGCCTTCGCGCCATGTCCGACGTCGTTGTCCTGTGGGAACCCCCTTCTATCTGCTGGGTAAATCCCACGAGCTGGCACGGGAAGCTCGTTTCGCCCGTGAAGACCATAGTTTTCGCCAAGGTCAGCCATCGGATTGACGGCCAGTGCTACCTGTCGCTCGAGCCGCGCGGCTGGGATGGGGAGCCACGTTGGCTGGTCGAATACCCCAACCCGAATGTGGCGAAGAGGCATGTCGAGGCTTGGGCGCGCCGTAATTGGAAGCGGATCCTCAGGGAGGATGAGAGGGTCGCCGATGTCCCCCGGCCGCCGCGCTCCTTCGCCGAAATTTCCGCGGACGTCGAGAGACGCTGGCAAAGACTTGCGCCGTGGCAGCGGGCGGTGTTGGTTGAGCAAGTTGATCCGAAAAAGGGGCGCTGACCCCGTAAAATTTCCAGCCGATTTTTTGACGGTTCAGGCACTTATGGAGGCGGTACCCGTAAAAATCACACCCTTCAAGCCGTTGGTGTGCCCGCATCGTGCAGGTGACTCTTAATCAATTGGTCGTAGGTTCGAATCCTACACGGCCCACCAAATAAAACAGGCACTTAGGTAATCCCTAAGTGCCTTTTTTATTGCCACCGTAAAAAGCACCGTAAAAATAAATGCTCTTTCAGCGTATGCGGTGGGGCGGAAGTGCGTCCTCGCGCAGCTGCTCGTGCACCGGTTTTCGGTCGCTGCAGACGGGGCGGTAGTAGCCAAATGTCTCGGGCGACTCCCACGGCCGCGGGACCCAGAAGAGCGGCTTGTGCTTCTTCGCGCAGGGGTTGAAGTTCGGCGGCGGGTCGCCGCTGCCGTCATAGGTCTTGTAGTGCGCGCACTCATCGCACCACGGATGCACCTGCTCGTCTGGCGGTTGGTTTTCCCTGCGCACGAGCTCCGCAAGCAGTTCGCTCTTCGGGATCGACGCCAGTAGCCTGCGCTGTTCCTCGGTCATTGCGCCCTAGTAATCCGTCGGGGCGTACTGCCCGTCTTCCGGGCACCAATTGCACTTCTCGCAGCGGCGCTTTCCGTTGGGGCAGCGGCACAGCCGGTGCCTTCCGCAGTTCGGGCAATCCTCTGAATCGTAGTCGCCAAGGCGCCACGCTTCGTCGAATGCACGCTCTTCGCTGTCGTCGTAGAAGTGAACCGTCATTTTTTCGTGCTGCGGCCGCTTCCCGCTGGCGCGACCACGGGCACTTCGTGGTCGTAGCGCCTGACCATGCCAGGATCCACGTGGCCACCGGAGGTTTTGTCCTCGGAATCGGTGATGCCGCGGTGCTTCAACCCATGCAGCGAGAAGCGCTGCTCTTTGGTGATCGCGCCTTCGCGGATGGCCATCTTGATGAAGCGCTGCCATGCGCTGTCGAACGTCGAGCGGGTCACGACTTCGCCTTTTTCGTTGAGCGTTGCCAGCGTCTCGCCCTTCTGGTTCACCAGCACGGGTCGGTCTTGCGGTCGAATGGGATGCTCTTTCTTCCGGCGCGCCCACACTTCTCGGCGATACGCGATCGCCGCGTCCCATGCCTCGCGGAGCTCTGGCGACCAGCTGGTGATGTTGTCCTTCGAACCTTTCCGCCGGCTCGTGTAGATGCCCTCGGCATGGTTGTCGGCATCGGTGAGGAGGAGCGCTTCAATGCCACGCTGACGGCAGCGGTACGTCAGCACCATCGCCGGCCAGATGTAGGGCGGACAGCTGCCTTCCGTGTGCGCCTTCCGCGCGCCGCGCTCGCGTGCGAACTGGATGACGGCCTCCATGGCTTCAGGCGTCGGCATCTTCGAGTCGCCAACTTCCGTTGCGGCATCGATGTCGTGCGCGGGGTTCGCCCGGACGCGCATGCGCTTACGCTGCATCGCCCAGGTGAAAAGGCGGCCAAGATACCGCTTCACATGGTTCGCCATGGACGGCGTCTTCTTCGCAATCTCGTCGACAATCAGCTGCACGTCCGGACGCGACAGCCTGTTCGCGACAAGGAGATCTGCGGTGCCGCTGACCTTGGTCTTTAGCTTCGTCAGGCGAGCCAGGCAGTTGTTGTAGTCGCGCTGCGTGAGCGGAGAGAGCTCTTTCCACTGCTCGGACGCTTGGAACTCTTCGTGGAGCCAGCGAATGGTGCCGGTGCTGTTGGCCGTGTGCAGCTCCTGCAGGACGTGATGCAGATCCGCCAAGGTGGCGCTCGGGCCAGCGATGCGCCGGCGCGTGGCCTTGGCTCCATCCTTGATCAGCGTGTACCAAACGCGATCGCGAGAGTCCCAGTAGGCGCCGGTGGGAAGCTTCGCCTGGTCGATGTGCTTGGGCACAGTCGGATCGAAGCGGCGCGGGCGTCCGCGCCTCACAGGATACTGCCCCCATAGGTCTCGTCGTTGCCCGCTGGCATCAGGCCGCCGGCGGCGTTGATCAGCTCGCGAGTCGTCCACGGACCCTCCTTCCCCAGGAAAAACCGCACGCCTTGCTTCGTTAGGCAGCGCTCCACGTCACCGGCTCTATCGTACCCAGTCAGCGCGCGGAGATCGTCGGTGGTCAAAAAACCATCAAGCATGGCTCTCTAACCCTCAGATTTCCTTGGGATTGGCCGTTCTCGGCCACTCGTTGTGCTCGCGGCCATCTAGCAGGCGGCCGGCAGCGCGCTTGCCCACGCGCTCCACCGCAACGTCGCCCGGTCGGAACCGCCCGTCGGGCTCTCGGCCGTCGCCCTGCAGGAAGCGAACGCGCCCGGCGCGCATGGCTCCGCCCATGTCGCTGCCGGCAGCCATCAGATGTGGCGCCCAGTCGCCCCACTGCTTGAAGAAGAACGGCACGCCGGCGGCGGCGCACTGGTCGCGCAGGGACCGGGCCCAAACGGGGTGCATGGGGCGTGCGCCCGCGCCGGACTCACCGCCGATGACCACCCAGTCGAGAGTCCGGCGTTCGCACTGCATCCACTCGGGACAACCTTCCTGATCGGGCGGTCCCTCCTCGATGTGAAAAGTGCCGCGGGCTAGCGGGCATTTGCAGTCACGCCCTTCGGTCTCGCAGCCGGCGCAGCCGAAGTAACGCCCATCGGGTAGCTCGCACCCGCCATCTGGCCATTCCAACCACGGTTCGAGGTCGACCGGACCCAGTAGCGGCTCGCACGACAGCCAGCGCACGGCGGCCGGCGCCTTGAGGAGAAGCGGGATCCGCTCGTCCGCTGCAGCCTGGTTCTCGACGCTGACGCCGAGCCAGATACGCGGGTGCGGCCCCTCGAAGTAGAGCGTCTGGTCGTAAATGCCATCCGGGTCCAAGCCGCCGCCGTAGTTCGCCGCAGCCTGCGCCCACTGGCGCCGGCGATCCTGCTGCAGGTACTCGAGCATGCGCGCTGGCCGCTTCGTGAGGACCTGGAAGACGTGGCCGGGCTGCTCGTACCGGCTGTAGAGGCATGCCCACATGACGCCGAAGACCTGGTCGATGTTCTCGTCGGACATGCTTTCATGGAACAGGTCCGACATGCTGTTGACGAAGATGCGGCGCGGCCGCCGCCAGCGCAGCGGCTGGTCGAGAACCTCCGGCACGAGGCGCACCTGGCCGTTCCAGCCGCGGGTGGTGGGGTGGATCAGCCCCTCGTAGGGCATACCCGGGCCGCTGAAGCGCGAGGCGACCCGCTCGGCGTAGCAGTGCTGGCAGCCGGCGGACACGCGCGAGCAGCCGCGGAGCGGGTTCCAGGTGGCGTCGGTCCATTCGATCGCGCTGTGGTCAGCCATTCGAGGCTTCCTTCGCTGAAGTCAGTGCATGGGAGGGCACATAGAAGAAGCCGAGCTGCCCTTTCCAAGGGACGAACCGCGGCGCTGTCCGGCCATTTTTGAGGGCGAAACCGAAGGGACCGTTGAACCACGGGCTCGAAGAGGTGCTGACGCAGTCGACGATCGAGACCGCCCCCACAATGCCGCCGAGGTCGAATGCCTCCGGCAGCGCGATGTGAGGAAACGCCTCCCGCACATAGGCCAGGTCCTCACGCTGCTCGCGGCCCCAGCGCTTGCCGGCGTGGACCAAGATGTCGCCGCGAAAAGTCGTTGACCAGGACCGATTCTCGATGTCCTTGTGGCCGTTGACGATCAGCCATGCCCAAGGCTGCAGGATGCTGAGCGCCTTCATGTCCCAGCCCTCACTTCGATGGGATGGCCAGGGCAACCAGTTTCGTAGCTGAAGCCATCGCAGGGTTCGCCAAAGGGCACCAGCTTGCGGCCCTTCATCTGCTGGATGCGCAACCACTGGCGCGCCTGGTGCGGCGTCGCTTCACGTCCATCGTCCAGCGTGACCAAGCCGCGAAGCATGGAATCAGGCTGGCGCAGCGTGCCTTTGACGCTCAGCGCGATGTGGAAGGTCTTTCCCTTGCCCAATTCAACCGCCATGGCTCTCATCCTCTGCGAAGCCATGGGCCAGCCGCCCAACCTGTCGCTCGTGGAAGCACATAGAACAGTAGGCGCCGTGCACGTACACCCTATAGACGCCGATGCGTCCGCAAAAAGTGCATGTCATTCGAACTAGGGGAAACATCAGAGCTCGCCCCGCTCAGTCGCCAGTGAGTGGTCATGGGAGCACTCGGCGCACAACCCTGGGCCACCGCAGCGCGCCTTCATGCCGTCCGGCCGCGGCCAGACGTGGCCGTGGCCGCTATTCCTGCCGATGCGCCCGGCAACAGGGCCGGCCGTCGCGCAGTCTTCGTACGAGCTTCCCGACTGCCCTGGCTCGTTGCTCGCCGTGCATGCATTGCGATGATTGGTGGCGCGCGGGCAGCGCTTGTTGCCGCAGTCCGGGCACACCACCATGCGCATGTCGCCGAACGTGACCGGCCTGCAGGTCTCGCACCAGCACCCGGGAGCGCCGGCGTTGAGCCGCAGGATGTGGTCACGCATGACGCGGAGCGCTTCGCCGGCACGATGCGGCAGCGGGCAGTCCTGGCTGGCCAGGGCCATGGCTTCGTCGAGGGTCATGGCAGAGCCCTCCAGGCGACGATGGCTATGGAGGCGGTAACGAGAGAGGACCCAACGAACGCGAAGAGCGGCCAGCAATCGGACCAGTGGTCAGTCCATAAATGCTGCAGCGAGAGCAGGCGCATCCAATAGGCGCCGAGCAGGAGAACCAAGCCTGCAGCGCACATCATGCTTGCGTACCTTCCTTCCCGGCGAGCGTCGGGGCGGCCGACAGCATGCGTTGATACTGTCCAACAGCTACCTCGATTTCTGCCTTGGGGAATACGACGTTGGTCCCACGCTTACGCTGCAATTCTTTGCCAGCAGCGCTGTCTTCAGGCCATTGCGGGAATGCCACGCAGTCCAACATTTCAGCGGTAGGCTCGCGCGGCACAAGCACCCACCCCTCCGGCACGGCCGCGCGCTCGGCGGGGTGCGTGTAATCGGCGAAGCACATGATGCGGTGTGCCCAGTCATCGACCGCATCATGCGTGAATTCGCCATCGCCCTGGCGCACTACTTTGCATGCATGCACCATTTCTTCGGCAATGCGTTTGATGGAGTCGTGGCTCCCAGCGCCCATCACTGGCGGCTCTTTAGCATCGTCGGTCGTTACCCGGTCAACGAATCCCTGCGACAACTGGAAAGCCTCACCCTGCGTCACCTCTCCGGAATTTCCGGATGACTGCGCACCCTGCGGCAAGTCGTAGCCGCCCATCTCCTGACTGAGTTCGAGCAGTTCTGACAGCGCTTGCCTTGGCGAGAGAGCACCGCTGGTCTCTCCAGACCGGTCGTGTTCGATTGCGGCGTCGGGATCCATGGTCCGCCAGTCCGGCCAGGTGCGCGCCTCGTTCTTGGTCTGCTTGGCGACCAGCGCGTCGATGATCTGCTGGGGCGTGGCGCCGGTGCGCCAGGCTCCGTCCAGGGCCAGGATGGCAACGTCGATCCATTCGGCCAGGTCATCGGGCGCGGCCTCGATCTCGAGCAGCTCCTTGCGGATGTGAGCCACGACGCCCTTGGCGCGCGCACCCGGGCCGAAGGTGCGCTCGGAGAACTCGCGCTGGCGCTGCAGATGGTCGGCGAAGTCGAACGGCTCCGGACCGAGCGGGGCGTCGCCGGCGGCGGTGACGCAGCACCAGATGTCGGAGGATGTGACCCCGTCGGGGCTGTCCTTGAAGAGACGGTGGAGGCGACGCGCCAGGCGGCCGTAGAAGGCGCCGACGTCATCCAGGGACACTACGGGCTCAGACATCGGTCTGCTCCTCGGAGGTGGCGTAGCCGGGGTGCTCGCTCGCCATGTGGCGCGCGAGGGCGGAGAACGTGCGGTTGCAGCAAGGGCAGACGCCGCGACCCACGCGGGCCTTGGTCTTCTTCAGGCGGGTGCTGACGGCCTTGCGGGCGCGGCGCTGGTAGTCCAGCTGGCGCTGAGCCTCGGCGCGGCGCGTGCGCTCCATGTCGAGCTGGCCGGCAAGGCGCTGGGCGCGATCCTTGTCGGACTCGCCGGTGTAGTGCTGCGGGTGGCCGGCGGGACAGTAGAACGCGCTCTTGTCGGAGACCTTGCGCTGGCGGAAATCCGCGTGCATGGCGAAGGCCATGCCACACCTGCAGCAGTGCTCCACCTCGAACTTCTCGAGCTGAGTAAACGTGGTCATGCGGCGGTGGTCCTCTTCGCTTGGGCGCGGCGCGCCATGTACTGACGCCAGGGCACCTTCACGCCGTCGACGAGAAAGCCCCAGGACTGGCGCTTGCGGCCGGTGATGAACAGGGTCCAGGCCTCTTCGCCTGGGGTCAGGGTGAGGTAGTGCCACTGGCTGGCGCGCATGCGGCGGAAGGAGCCCGCTTCGTAGCGCCGGACGAAACCGGTCACGCCATCGGGAGTGATCGGCGTCACCTCGTTGTAGCCGCCGCGCAGGATCAGCGAGGCGAAGTTCCACGGGTGATCGTGGAAGACGCGGTCGTCGCTGCTGACGATGCGGTGCACGCGGATCCCGAACCGAGGGTACAGCGCTACGCGTAGATCATCGATCTGCCGCTGGAGGTGGGCGCGCGCTGCATCGCTGAGGAACGGGTCCTTCGCCCGCCGTTGGAGCTTCTGCACGGTGCGCTCCATGTCCTGCCAGCCGCGAGGCATGCCGATGCGGAGCAGCCAGAAGCGCTCCATGTAGAGCCTGCCGTCGTCGTGGAACAGGTGGAAGTAGGGCGTGCGCTGCGCGCGGCGAATGCACCAATCGCCGAAGGCGCGGAACGCGCGGGCTTTGAGGGATTCGGTCATGTGGGTTGGCGCTCCGGGCAGACGTGCTGCTCGTCGGGGAAGCGTGTGAGGCGGCCGATCTGGCAGGTGCCTAGGCCGGCCTCGGGGTTGATGGGGTCGCGGATGTAGAGCTGGCAACCACCACACACGGGAGGGCGGCGCGCCGCGCGCGCGGTGACTTCGGCAGCGAGCGCGGCGTTCTTCTGGACCTCAGCCCAGGACGCCTGGATGCGCTCGTCGCGGCTGGCGCGCCGTCCCTCCATCGTCAGACCGCCACGCGATCGGTCAAGTCTTCCAGCTCGCGCACCGCCAGCAGGACGCGGCCCGTGGCTTCGTCGATCTGCCGAACGAGGCCGACATCACTTGCCGGCACAGATTCTGTCGATTGCTGCGGCGGCTGAGAATGAAGGATGGGCGTGAGCTTCGCGCCCAAAACCTCGAGCTTGCCGTGCAACTGGCTCAGCGACTCGTCGAGGCGTTCGAGAGCAGTGGAAATGGGAGTGGCCGCGCGAACGCTGGCAGAAAAGTTCGGATTCGCGCGGATCTTCATAGACTGGTCGGGCATGCCAAATTCCTTTGCCGGCGAGGGCCGGCGCGTTATGAATGTTGATGTCCGGCGCCCTACATCTCGGCGGCGCCGGGGCCTCGCTTCCGCCCGCTGTAGCCGAATCGGCGGGCCGTCTTCGTGTGGGAGCAGGGCGAACAGGCGACCGGCTAAAGCTCGTGCGGATTGCGCCTGTACACGCATCCGCCGGCATGGCTTGCCCTTGGCGCTCCCTTCTTCATGGCGTTTGTCTGCGCTGCTGGTACTGCGTACAGATCAGGGCACTCGGGCTGGGCCGTTACGCCCGTTCGCTCCACAGGGGGTTCGTCTACCGAGTGTTCACCGGCTCGGCCACCGGAAACTCCCGAGTGCCCTGATCTGTGCCCCGTGAGCCACGGGGCGGGGCTTGGCCGGATACCCGCCGGCACGGGCCGACTTGCCATCAGCTGGTGGTGAGCACCTCCCGCGCGCCGTTGTGGCCTGGCGCGCCGACGATGCCGCGCTTCTCCATCTCCTCAATGAGGCGGGCGGCGCGGTTGTACCCAATGCGGAGATGGCGCTGGACGGTGCTGATCGACGCACGCTGAGTGGTGCGGACAACTTCGATCGCCTTCGCGAGCAAGCCGTCGTCGTCGCCACCGAAGGTGGCCAGGACATTGCCGGCAGAATCCTCGAGCGTGGCGGTGGCGCCATCGGCGCGCAGGCGCTCGCTGAGACGCTGCGCCGCCGCGGCGATGCTTGACGCAGTCGCAGTCGCAGTCGCTTCAGCGTCGGCTGGGCTCGGCAAGCCGAACCATTCTTCCAGCTTGGCGAGCAGCCGCTCCAGCTCTAGGGTGAGGAGTGCGAGACGGGCATCCATCTCGGCCGCGGCGTCCTGATGGGTGTCGCCCAGCTCGTCCAGCACGACGTCCAGGAACTTGAGCTTGCGGACCACCAAGTCCTCGCCCAGCACGAAGCTCATGCGGTCATCGAAGACCAAGCCGAGCTTGAAGACCTGCATGCCGGCTCGCAGGTGTTCCTTGACCTCTTCGCTATCGAGTTCCGAGCGGCGGCCGCGCCAGATGGGGCCGGTGGCCGTCGCCGGGTCGCGCAGCTCGCACTCGTCACCCAGTGCCAGGCCACCCGGCAGGTCGCCGGTGGCCAGCCAGTCGGTCATGAGCACGCGAGGACCTTCCTCCGGTGCCAGCGGCACGGCGGGGAAGCTGCCCAACGCCTCGCGGACCCGCGTGAGAACCTGCTCTGCCGCCTTGCGGCTGGAGGTGTCCAGCACGACCCAGCCATGCTTCTTGTCGACGTACGCGCTCAGGCGCGAGCTGCGCACGAAGGCGCGCGGCAGAAGCTCGGTGAGCAGGTCTTCCTTCAGGCGCTTGCGCTCGCGGCCGCTGACCCTGCGATCTTCTTCCTCGGCGATCTTCTGCACCTTGCGCTGCAGCTCGTCGTTCACCACTGAGGCGGGCAGCATCTTGTCCTCGGCACCGACGGTGAAGAGCGTGCAGGCCTGGACGCTGTGCGTGAGCGCCGCGTCGTCGCCGCGGCCGACCGGCGGGACGAAGCCACGCGTGCCCATCTCCAGGGGGCCGCAGGGGCGCAGCCGGTGGTCGGCCAATGCTTCGTCCAGGCGATCGAGATCCGCGGCGACGGCGGGCGAAAAGCGGAAGAGGGTGAGGTTGCGGAAGAACATCGATCAGGCCTCGTTCGTGTCCGCCTCGGTGGCGGGCGTGAGGGGCGCGGGAACGGCGGGCTGGAACGTGCCCAGGTCCTTGGGCCGACGGCGCACCAGCCTGCGCAGGTAGTTGACCAGGGGGCGGTACTCATCCAGTGCGCGGATCGCGCCCAGCGCCGCGCGCGCGGCCTGGCCGTGGTCCTGCGAGATAGGCGACGGCGCATAGCGCACGTCGTCGCCCTTCTTGTGGATGCCGCGCCGGCGGTAGTTGTCCCGCTTCGCGTAGAACTCCAGCGCGTGCGTCAGCAGGGCGATGCGCTTCCGGCCGAACATCAGGCGCGCTCCTTGGGCAGGTGGCTGGCGCTGCCGGGCAGGGCGACCAGCACGGGGCGGCCGTCGACCAGGCGCACGCGCGGCAGGCCGGCGCCGAGGTTCTCGCGCAGGCGCATTTCCTCGGCGTGGCGCTGCGAGTAGCGCGCCATGCGTTCAGCGGGAGAGGGGGGCGTGCAACCGTCCCAGCGATCGCGACGAGTGCGGAAAATGCTCGCGATCGGATTCACGGCGTCACCTCGGATGCACAGAGGTCGGCGAGGGTGCGGGCGGCTGTGGCTTGGCGGTCTGCGGCCTTCTGGTACTCGGCGGCACGCTCACGCACAGCGTCCGCCGTGGCACGGAGCAGCTCGCGGAACTGTGCGCGTGCAGGCTCCGGAATCCAGCGCATGACCCGCCGGCAGCCTTCGACATCGATGTGGAACTCGGCCGAGCCGTTGGCATCGCGCCTCTCCAGGTCGTAGTGCCACCGGAACGACAGACCCGTCGCGGGGTGCTTGGCGTTGAACTGCACCGTCACCGGAATGCCATTGCGGTACAAGGCTCCGGTTTGGCAGCTCGTCACTAGGCGCCATGGAAGGTCACCGGCGTCGCGGTCGAGCCAAACGTCTTCGATTTCGAGTTGATCGAGGGCCGACGCACAGCTGATCGCGCGGGCGAACGACATGTTAGGCAGCATGAGAGGACTCCGAAGAGGTGCCAGCGCCGGCGGTCTCCACGGGAAGGAGGGAGGGAGGGCATGGGACCGCCGGCCTGGCGTTGAAAAGAAAGGACCCGCCGGAGAGAGCCGGCACAGGGGGTGAAGCCGGCGGGGGCGCCGACGGGTCCAAACTGGCGAGCCGATCGCGCGTCGCGAGAAACTCGCGGGTCTCGCGCTCCAGCCGCGCCGCGAAGGCGAGCTGGATTTCGATCTGCTCGGAAAGGGGGAGTTCTGAAAGGGCGAGGCAGCTCATACGCTGGCGCCTCCTGCGAGGTGACGCGCCCACTTGAACGCTTCCTCGCTATGCACCTTGGCCCGTACGCGCAGGCTCGTCACCATTCCCGGCGAGCACAGCGACTTGCGCTCAGCAAAGCTGGCAAGCGTGAGAAGGTCTTCGCACCACTTGCCATGCTCCACGATGGCATCTTTCCCGCGCTGTTCCGGGGTCCGCTTCCGTGTACGGGTGCTCATGGGGATGCCTCATTCGCTTCGGCGGTTGCCGCGGGATGACCCGGACATCCGGTGACGTAGGAGAAGCCGTCGCACGGCTTGCCCAGCGGGAGGACGAGGTGGCCCTTGCGCAGGTGCTCGCACAAGGCATCGTGAGCCTCGTCGGCCGTGAGCCGACGGCCTGACTTGTCGCGGAACATTGCGGCCTTTTGGCGGCGGCTGAGCTTCAGCGCGCCCCTGATGTCGACGCACGCGTGGACGATCATCGCGGCACCACCTGGCCGGCCGGCAGCTCGGGCTGCGGAATGTCCAGGTGCAGGAAGTCCGCGACCTGGAGCAGTTCGTTCCAAGCCAGGCTGATGGCGGTGTCGCCCAGCCAGATGGCCTTCGCGCTGCGTGGGACGCGTACCTTGTCGCGTGCACTGGCGCAGAAGAGAAGCTCCCCGTCCAACGGATGTTCGTCCATGTGCAGCGTGGCGTTGATCCGCTCGCCGCCGCAGTAGACGTTGATCGTCAGGTATGGGCCTGCAGCCAGTTTGACGGTTAGCTTGTTGGGGCTGGGCGTGGCGCTCATAGAACCCCCAGCTCCGCGGCAGCCATGACGGTGGCAATCCACCAGAGCATGACCAGCAGGAACCACTGGTCGGCTTCGGAGACCAGCGGCGGGTCCTTGGCGAGGTCCTGCTCCCAGTCGATGACCGGGTCGTAGGCGCGCTCGGCGAGCGGCGCGGGCGCCGCCTTGTTGCTGGGCTGGAGCAGCAGCCGGAGGGCTGCGATGGCCGCACGGATCAAATGTGCAGGCGATGTGAAAACCGACTGATTACTGCGGACCATTCCCATGGCACACTCCCCGTTGCGACAGGAGCAGGCTAATACGCGCACGTATTGGTGACAATACGTCAACGCATTATTCCATACGTGTGCGTTCAGGCTCCGTTTAAGTTATCTGCGCGGCCACACGGAGATTTGCCCCATGAAGAGCCAACGTAGGACCGGGAAGGTGCTGGGCGCTCTGACGCTCGCGCTCGCATTTGCTGGTGTGGCCGGTGGCGCAGCCGCTGCCGAGGCAGTGGGCCTGGGCTCGCGCTGGCCGCAGGCACCTGATGTGAGCCGCGCGGCGAGCTTTCACGCCTACCGCTGGGAAAGCCGCGGCGTGGAGTACATCCAGGTCAACGGGCTCAACGGCTCGCCCCTGATGGCCATCGCGGCTGCTGGCGGGAACGTCCTGGTGTTACCGATCGGGCAGGGAAGTGTGACGGTGCTGACGTCAGCGCAGCGGGAGTCTGTCCAAGTCGGACAGGTCGTGTACGCGAATGACCATGTCGAGGTTACGCAGGCCGATGGCGGGTTCTACGTGCGCACCCTCGAGGCGGCGCCCTGCAGCGATCCGGTTGAATGCTCCAAGCCGCAGGCGGCAACTACCACGCGTGCGCTTCCGGTGACCACCATGAGCGCGCAGGAAACGTGCAACGATCCGGTCGAGTGCTCGAAGCCGTAATCGTCAGGAGGCCATGCCCCCTTGCCTGAAGGAAGCGGGCGTGGCGCTCCATGCGCCGGCGTCAAGGTCGAACAGAAGTGATGCCACCGTGCGCACGCAGCCATTCGGCCGTTGGCGTATCACGCCGCCATAGGCCTTAGCCAGCTGGCCCATACCCTGCAGCGTCCCGGCGACATGATCCGAGCGCGGCATCGCGCGGGCTTGTTCCTCGCTGCGGTACTTCATGGACACCTTCAGGGCGACCCATGGCCGGTCGGCACCTCCGCCGGTACGCAGGCGAATAAACGCCTGGGTGATCGTCCCATCTCGCATCCCGACCGCCAGGATCTGGTGCACGAACCTGTACACCGTGAGTTGCGTGCCGCGGGTCAGGTGATCTGCCGGGTCGGAAAGGTGGAGGAACACGAGTGCCCCGGCGCTGCGCAGTTCCTTTACCACGGGGCTGGAATAGATGGCGGTGCGCAGGCCGTGCTTTTCGAGGAGCGGCGGTGCCAGCAGTTCACTGCGCTCCTGCAGGAGGCGGCGCGCGAACGTGAAAGTCCGCCATTGAATCTTCACTTCCTCGTCCCGCTTGAGGCTCGGGTCGCCGGCCAGAAGCTCTGCCTGGTGTAGAAGCTCCCGGATCTCCTCGATGATTTCGGACTCGCGCCGCAGAATCTCGACTGGCAGGGCGCGCTGGGTTTGGGCGATATCTCGCCACCGTGCGCTTTCCTCGTCCGCCAGGAACTTTTCTTCTGCGGCTTGCCGCGCTACGGCACGCTGACGCGACGAGTGGGCGCCCACAATCAGGGCCATGGCGCTGAAGCCAGCACTCAGACCCAGCACCCACCAGAAGCCCGATTCTTTGACGTGGGACACCCAGGTGAGCTCAAGCGCCGCATCCATCATCGGGATGCTGACCACGGCGCCGCGCCATCCGTACTGCACGGCGCAGACGAGAAGCGGCGCCAACATCGCGACGCGTATCGACCAGAGCACTTCGGTGGAGTGGGCAAGCTGGGCGCCGATCACCCCAGTGGCCAGCATTGCCGCGGCAATGAGGATGCACTGGTGCGCGTTGGATATCTCTGCCTCGATCGCCTGCCGGACACCCGCGAAAGTGGGGCGGTAGAGGCGCTTGGCAGCCGCCAGCACGGGGGCAACACAGAGCAGGCCAACGACCACGCCGAGGAAGTACTTACCGAACAGCTCCCATATCGTCAGGCCCATGGAGGCAGCGGAAGCGGTCTGGGTCGAGAAGATCATCACGCCGCCGGCAGCACAAATCGCCGACGCGCCGATCAAGCCGACGACCAGGCGCGTGGCTTCGGCAGCATTCGCCGGGACGAGCTGAATGTTCCAGCGCCGGAGGATCGCCGCAGCCTGAAGAGCGCAGCTGATAGGCAGAATCGACGCCGCGAGAACCCACAGGGGCGTGTACGTGTAGGGCGGCTTGTCGAACGCCTGAGTGGCAAATCCGAAAGTCGCGGCGATGTCGGCCGCGATGATGGACGGCCAGAGACGGGTAGGGAGCAGCAGTAGCGCGACCAACCTAAAGGCCGCGGAAAGGTTCATGTGCGACGGCGTTTCCTTGATCGCCCAGAACACCAGCGCATAGATGCCTGCCGTTCCAAGGCCTCGGACCACATCCCCTGTCTTGCTCATGCTGTCCTTCATCCCCCTGGACACGTCGACTTGTGCCTCAGACCATGCGCTTAAAGTGCCACTTCCCCATTACTCGCCCGATGATGCGCAGGGCTTCAATTTCCCGCTGGCCTTTGATCTGGACCTTGTCGAGATACGACTTCGTGCCGGTGAACAGGTAGCAATCCACGGCCACCCGCTGTCCTACCTTCACGTCGTAGACATCGCCGTACTGGAAGGCATAGACACCATGGTCCAGTGGGCTGAGGATGTCGTTGATCCCCGTGTCCACGAAGCAGATGGCGCCAGGTTCAACCTCTCCGACGAGGGTGTCGTTCGGCATGACGAACGCTGCTACGCGTGAGGGATCGATTCCAATGTTGAAGTCGAACCACGCCCGCGATACCTCGAAAGAATTCTCGAACGGCATGTAGGCGGCCAACAAGCCTTCCCGCGGAAGTTCGAACCCTTCGAGGGGTGGAATGCGAACCACGTCACGCTTCGACGTGGGCATCCCCATCATGCCTTCGCTGCCATCTTGCTGGCTCAAGTCGCCATGGATCAGTCGGTCATGACTCAGGCCGAAGGCGCGCGAGAACTTGGTGAGCAATTCGGCCTTGGGCTGGTAGTCGTCGGACGTGATGATCCGGTGGATCGTGGGCTGCGTAGTGCCCACTCGATCGGCGAGTTCCTTCTCGCTGAGGTCGCCCTTCAGCAGCTTTACGTTCCGGCTGAAATTATTCATTGCCGTATATTGCAATGCCGAGAGCATGGCTGCGCCTCCTTGGACGCCGCAATGATACGTTGACGTATTGACATGTCAATACGTGCACGTATTATCGTGGCGCTATGGACTTCCAAGACCCCACGAAGGCTGTTCAAGACCTCATCGCCTTGGGCTGGACCGAGGCGGGCATCGCCGCCCGGGTCAACTCCACTCAGCCCACCATTCACAGGATTAAGGAAGGCGGCAGCTGCTTTTATGCGCTGGGCGCAGCGCTTGTGCGCCTAGCGGCAACGGAATCCGCCCGCGGTCCAGCCGCGCATGCGGAGGCACTCTGACGGTGCCCGGCACAACCATTTCAGGTAGGGCTGCAAGGAAGGCGCGAGAGAACCTCGTCCTCGAGGTCAGCAGTGTCGATATTGCCTTCGTCATAGCGGTGGAAAGCAGCAGCCATACCGCGTTCCCAACGGCACCGGAGAGCCTCTTTCTCCAGGACATCTCGCTCGCGTTTGTTTGTGACCTGCAGGGCAGGCCGGCGCGCCGCGTGTGCTGCATCTTCGTCGGCGTGCTTTTCCCAGAGCGCCTCGAGTTCGTCTTCGGAAGCGGTGTCCGACTCATGCAGACGGTGCGAGTGCAATTGCTCGCCTTCCCAATACCAGGCGGCGTAGGCATCGGAGAACTGCACGAACCATTCGGGGTAAGTCACCTTGGGGTATCTGGCCCATGCCTTCTCGACGAAAGCGACGAATTCGCCAGTGTCGATCTCCCCTTTGCGCCAGCGGCGCTCCTGGCAGCCGATGTCAACTATCCACTTGGCTATGAGCAAACCGCGGTTCTTGCATTCCTGCTCGAGCTGGTCAATGCGCTCGGCTTCCGCTCTCTCGTCGGCAGCCCGTTGCTGCTGGTCACCGATCTTGTACGCGGCGACCGTGGCGGCCAGTGCAAGCACACCCAAAGGAGGCGCAGCGGTAAACGCGGCGATTGTCGCCGGAATGCCGCAAAAAGCCGCCCATCCCTTCAACGCAGTTCCATCGTTGCTGGCCATACGCCCCTCCTGACGCCGGCATTTCCCGGCGCAAAGCTTATCGCGGCGTTTGATTCATCCGCGTGGCGGGTTTCCTGTTTGCGACCCGATGGATTTCGCAAGAACGCCGACAGCTTCGCCCAGGCGGTATGCGGCTCGGGCCGCCATTCCACCGAATATGGCGATGTGGTTGACGTGAAGTTCGTACGGAGCCGGCCATCTGCTCACCATACCCTTCATCGAGAGGAGAAGAGCTATCACTTCCGAGTACGCCTGCTGAATCACGCCAGCTTCGCTGGGATCGAGGTCAAGAAGCCAAAGTTTGTTGGCGGTGAATTCGGGAAACGTCTCGTTAGCCAAGATCTGCAGAAGGCTAAGTCCTTCTTTACTTGGGAGGAACTGAAGAGCCGCGGCGTCCCACTCGACAGCATAGGCGTGGGGCGAGGCAGGGGGCTTCTTGATGTCCTTTTGCCCGGTGTGCTCGACCATCAGATCTGTAATGTCAACGCATTGCTCGGCCAGAGCGACGAAGCGCGTCGCTTCATGAAGCACGGTCTGGAGCATCTCCACCGCGTATCGGCGTCGGCGAGCCTGTTGCCGATGTTCAGTGAAGACGGGGACCAAGAAGGCGGCGACTACCGCGAGCACCATTGCTGCAGCACTTGCGGCCGTCCAGAAGACCGCCGGCTCGAGCGTCTTCTCCCAGAAGCCGGGCGCGGGCGGCGCGGTGTGCGCGACGGTGGTCGTTTGCGCTGGCGCCGCGCTGCTGGCGCGCGCCGGCTGGGTTGCAGCCTGGTCCATGCGGATTCTCCCCGTGTCCTGGTGGGAATGATGCTGGCGCTGCGTGCCGGCGGCAAGGAGGCTTGCCATGGGCGAGCTTGACCCGGTCGCCATCGAGAACAGGCTCGTGGAGCTTGAGGCGCGCCTTGGCCGCCTGGAGAGGGCCAAAGCCTACGAGAAGAGGTTGTTTGCCGCCGCCAGCACGGCGATGCGGATGCGGCTCGGCGACGAGCGGGGAGCCAGGCACGGGTTGGACAGGCCCAGTGACGTGGACATCGCAAGCGCCCTGGAACTGGGCTTTCTCACTCCGTCCGACGTCGCTGCCTACAGGGCGCCCGCGCGAACAACAGCGGTGACCTGGTGGCGCCGCGCGTTGCAGCGCCTTACTGGTCGCGGCGCGGGAGATGCGGCGTGATCTATTACCACCGCTACCCCGCGGACTACGCCATCGGCGCCGGCGACCTGTCCATGATCGAGGACGGGGCCTACACCCGCCTGATGGACTTCTACTACGGCAAGGAGGAGCCGATCCAGCACGCGCGCCGGTTCAATGTGGCGCGTGCCACCAGCCCCGCGGAGAAGCGGGCGGTGGACCTGGTGCTGGAGCGCTTCTTCTACCGGGAAGGCGACGTGTGGCGGCACGAGCGGGTCGAGGAAGAGATCGCGAAGGCGCAGCCGCGCATCGAGGCGGCGCGGGCCAACGGGAAGAAGGGTGGCCGCCCACGAAAGAACCCCGCGCCAAACCCACCAGATAACCCACCGGGTTTCCAACAGGAATCCCAGTGGGACTCCCAGCGGAAACCCGGTGGTGAAACTAGTCATACGTCATACGTCAATAACTCCGTAGGTGATTCCTCTACGAGCGAATACGCCTTCAAGGGCACGGACGCCCAGGCGCGCGCAGTGGTCGATGCCGCGAAGGCGCTGCGGCGGATGGGGGTGAAGGGTGCCGGCGTGCAGAGCCCGGACCTCATCAACCTGGTCCTGGCCGGGCACTCGGCGGAGACGATCGTGCTCACCGCGTCGGAGCTGGCGCTCCGCGCCGCGGGCATGTACGACGACCCGGACTTGCACCCCGACCTGGTCGAGCTGTTCGCCAACGGCGCCGAGGCCTCGGCCATGAACCTCACCGGCGTCCAGGTCTCGCGCCTGCGCGGATGCGCGCCAAACCTCGCCTACGTCCATTCGACCGTCATCGGCCGGGCGCGCGACGCCGCCCAGAGATCGGCCCAGTCCCAGGGGCCGCCGGCCCCGCGCACATCCGGAAAGAAGCCCAGCGCCACTGACCAGATCGAGGGGAAAACCTATGCAGGAACCGATGTCGACAACCTACCTCCCGAAATCCGATCTCGAGTTGCCGGAAGCATCCCAACCCGAACCGGAGATTGAGTACGCCCGCCTGCACTGCGAGCTCCACGGCCCCTACGACGGCTACCGCAAGGGCCCGATGATCCAGGCCTGCCCGCGCTGCACGGACGCGCCGATGGCCGCGGAGCTGCGGGCGAAGCGACAGCGCGCCGACGAGCAGCTGCGCCGCGCCAAGGTGCGCGCGCTGGAGTCGACGGCGGGCATCCCCAAGAAATTCGAGAGCCTGCGGCTCGAGGACTACCGCGCGACGCTGCCCGGCCAGCACTTGGCGCTGGCGATCTGCAAGGCCTACGCCGACACGTGGTCGGAGCAGTGCAGCAAGGGCGCGACCCTGCTGTTCACCGGCCTCACCGGCACCGGCAAGACGCACCTCGCCTGCGCAATCGGCAACACGGTGATGGCCGACCACCTCAGCACGGTGGCGTTCGGTACCGCCTCGGACTTCGGCCGCGAGATCCGCAGCACGTACGGTCGCCAGCGCAGTGATCGCACCGAGCTGCAGGTGATGCAGGCGCTGCGCCTGGCTGATCTGTTGATCCTCGACGACCTCGGCGCCCAGCTCGGCAGCGACCACGAGATGCAGATGCTCTTCGACATCGTCGACGGCCGCTGGCGCGATGGTCGCCCCATGATCGTCACGTCGAACCTCAACCGGGACGACATGAAGAAGTACCTGGGTACGCGCGCCATGGACCGGCTGCTGGACCGCGGAACGGTGGTGGCGTTCGACTGGCCCAGCTTCCGCGGCCAGCAGCAGGAGAACCTGCTGTGAAGACGCGCGATCGCGTGCTCTCGGCCCTGGCCCAGTCCAGCCTGACCAAGGGCGGCCTGGAGTCGGCGCTGTCGATCTCCAACTCGGCGGCGCGCCGTGCTGTTCAGCGCCTCATCGAGCGCGGCCACATCAAGGTCTCGGGCAGCGCTCCGGCAAGGCCCAGCAAGGCCTGGCGCGGCGGCCGCCACTGGAAGGTCTACACCATCACCGCCGCCGGGCAGGCCCATCTGGCGCTCACCAGCGCAGCAGACGCCGCGCCGCGCGCCATTTCGAGGACGAAGTCATGAGCGACAAGAAGAACCAGCTGGTGCTGGCGGCGCTGCTGCGCGCCGGAAAGCCGAGCGGCAGCGAAGACCTGCTGGACGCCGCCATCGGGTTGGCGACGTCGGAGAACTGGACGCCGGAGCACCTGGCGGACTTCAACCGCCGCAGCATCGCGAAGCGGCTGCAGAACTTGGAAGAGCAGGGCCTGGTCAAGCAGGCCGGCGCGGGTCTCGACGCTCGCGCCCGTCGCACCACGCCGCTGTATACGCCGGTCGGAGACTGGAATCCGCGGGCAGCGGTTCCGACGCCGCCATTCGCGACCGCTGATGCGGGCAGGGTGGGCCAGCGCGCGCACGCGATGATGGACCGTACGCAGCTGCTGGCGCTGCTTGACGCGCAGGATGACCTGCTCGGCGTCATGCATCGCTTCCTGAGCGACTTGCAGGCGGCGCGCGAGCGTCACCGGGCGCGCCTCGCCGCTGTCGGCCTGGAGGTGCGCTGATGGATGCCGAGACATTCATCGTCAAGACGGCACAGGGGCTCGACTTGCCCGTCCATGTAAAGGACGAGCTTTCCATCCGCAACAGGCGTTCGATCGCGTCCACCTATGAGGTTCTGATGCCCGACGGGAGCGTGCGGACGTTCATCGTGACGATGGATGGGGGAATCGTTGAGGCATTCCTCTCCGCACTACGCACTGCGGCGCGGAACAGGGTGGACGAGGAAGTTCGCGAATGGAAGGTGCCCTGATGGAACCCGGTGTGGTGATGATCAACGCAGTGCTCGCTGATGGGCGTGAACTAGACCTCGCCGAGACCATCTCGCGGCGCGGCAAGGGAAGCGCGCACACGGAGCCGTACGCGATCGTGACGTACGCCGCGACCGTGGACGGGAACCAGATTCGCTGGGGTCTGAGGCTCGATGGCCCCTCGCTGCTGGCGCGCTCCGACGAGGAGCTGCGCGCCATCGCGCGCGAAAAGCTCAAAGGCTGGCTCTCCGAGTGCGAGCTCCAACCTGGTGCGCGCCTTTGGCATCGCCGATTCGAGGAGTACGTATGAGGCGGCCGCAATTTAGGGGCGCCACGGCCTACTGCGAGAAACACCGCCGCCGATACGAGCTGTACCGCGGCTGCGGCGACTGCGAGGTAGCCAAGCTGCCGCCGGCGCCGCCCAGTGGCGAGGAGCAGGCTGCGCAGCGTGCGCACCGCGAGCGCATCCAGGGCGCGGTAGACGCGGCCCTGGCCACGAAGGGAGGCGCCCATGGGGAAGGGTAACCGCGGGCTCCGCTTCTCCAGCCTGGCGGCGGCGCCGCAGTCCATCCGCGCCGCGGTGGAAGCGCAGGGCAAGGGCGCGCCGCGCGAGCCGGCGGCCCCGCAGCGCATGTCGAAGTACAACAACCACCCCACGACGGTGGACGGGGTCCGCTTCGACTCGAAGAAGGAGGCCCGCTACTACGAGCAGCTGAAGATCCGCATCGCCGCCGGCGAGGTCAGCTACTTCCTCATGCAGGTGCCCATCCGTCTGCCGGGCGGCACCAAGTACGTCGTGGACTTCCTCGTGTTCTTCACCGACCCCGCGAGGCCGCCGGAATACGTCGACGTGAAGGGCAAGCAGACCCCTGAGTTCCGCCTCAAGAAGCGTGAGGTGGAGCACCAGTACCCCATCCAGATCACCCTTGTGTGAGGCCCTATGGCTGACGGTGGACAGCAAACCGGTTTCAACTTCCCGCGCAAGCAGCTCGTCTCGGCGCTGCGCCCGGGCGAGATCGTCGTGGACTTCTTCGCCGGCGGCGGTGGCGCGAGCGAGGCGCTGCGTCAGGCCCTGGGGCGCGACCCCGACGTCGCGGTCAACCACGACCATCAGGCGATTGGCATGCACGCGGCGAACCACCCGTTCACGCGGCACATGGAAGCCGACGTTTGGACGGTGGACATTCTGCGCGAGGTCGCGGGCCGCCCCGTGGGCTGGTTCCATGCATCGCCGGACTGCACGCATTTCAGCCAGGCCAAGGGCGGCCAGCCACGCGACCGCGCGACGCGTTCCTTGAGCTGGGTGGTGTTGAAGGTCGCCGGCACCCTGGAACGGCATCGTCTCGCGCCGCGCATCATCAGCCTGGAGAACGTCAAGCAGATCCTCCAGTGGTGTCCCCTGGTGGCGAAGCGCGACAAGGCCACCGGCCGCGTGGTGAAGCTGGATGGAACGGTGGCTGCACCCGGCGAGCGAGTGCCGCTGCGCGAGCAGTTCCTGGTCCCGGACAAGCGTCGCCTCGGGGACACCTGGCGGAAGTTCGTCGCCGCGCTCCGGGCGCTGGGCTACGTCGTGGAATGGCGCCTCCTGAAAGCCTGCGACTACGGCGCCGGCACAAGCCGCGAGCGGCTGTTCCTGATCGCTCGCCGCGACGGCGCGCCGATCCGGTGGCCGGAACCGACTCATGGCCCCGGCCGCCCCAAGCCCTACGTGACGGCGGCGGACTGCATTGACTGGTCGATCCGCGGCAACTCGATCTTCGACCGCCCGCGTCCGCTGGCGGAAGCGACCATGCGCCGGATTGCCAAGGGCATCCACCGCTACGTGTTGAGCGCGGCCGAGCCCTTCATCGTCCCGAACAACACCAACAACGCGCCGCAGCCGGTGCATGGGCAGCTGCCGACCGTCACCACCTGCAGCGGTCGAAACCTGCTCATCGAGCCCACCATCGCACCGCTGGTCACCGAACATGCGAACGGGAGCACGCAGCGCATCTGGTCCGGCGACGAGCCGCTGCGCACGCAATGCGCGGAAGTGAAGGGCGGCCACTTCGCGGCGGTTTCGCCGCTGCTGGTGCAGGCCGGACACGGGGAGGGCAAAGGAAAGACCCGGCGCCGCAGCCACGGCGTCAATGACGTCCAGGGACCTGTGGGCACGATCGTCGCCAGCGGCGGCGGCCAATCGGTAGCCTCCGCACTTCTGGTCGGCGTCGGCGGCCGCGCCGGTCAAACCGAACCTCGCTCGGTCGCCGAACCTGGATACACGTCCAGCGCCAAGGCGGACTGCGCGCTCGCAACGGCCCACCTGGTGAAGTTCCGCGGCGAAAGCGCAGGCGCGCCGGTGGATGCGCCCGTGCCAGTCATCACCAGCGGCGCGGGCGCGGCACGGCCGGCCGGTGCCGCCCACGCCCTGGGCGTCATGACGGCCTTCCTCGAGCAGGCGGCCGGGGGACCCAACAGCAACACGTCCCGCCCGCGCGGCGCGGATGAGCCGGTATCCACGATCATGGGTAACGGCGCGCAGCAAAGGCTGGTGACCGCCAACCTGGCAACCCTGCGTCGCAACTGCGACGGACGTGGCGTGAATGAGCCCGTGGGTACGGTTTGTGCGGGTGCCGAGCACCACGCCCTGGTCACGGGCCACCTCACGGCCTTCGGTCAGAACGCCAAGGGCAGTGGCGCAGACGAGCCGTTGCAGACGGCGCTGGGCGGCGCGGCGCGCTTCGGCATCGTGGAGTGCACACTGAGCCCGGAGCAGGAGGCGGGCGCGCTACGCGTGGCCGCGTTCCTCATGCGCTACCACGGCACCGGCGGCCAGCACGCCGCCCTGGACGAGCCGCTGACGACGGCCACCACCAAGGACCGCCTGGCGCTGGTCACGGTGACCATCCAGGGCACGCCCTACGTGATCGTGGACATCTGCCTGCGCATGCTCCGCCGCGAGGAGCTGTTCCGCGCGCAGGGCTTCCCGCCGGGCTACATCATCGACCGCACCGCGGATGGCACGAAGCTCAGTAACAGCGCCTCCGTGAAGATGTGCGGCAACAGCGTCAGCCCGCCGCCGCTCGCCGCGCTGGCACGCGCCAACCTGGAACCGGCGGAAGTGCCGGAGAGGATGGCGGCATGAAGCGCGAGCTGGATCAGTGGATGACGCCGGACTGGGTGGCCCAGGAGTTGGTGGAGCGCTACTTTGGCGACCTGACACTCTTCGACCGCGTGATCGAGCCGAGCTGCGGTGACGGCGCCTTCTTGCGCGCACTTCCGAGCCACGTCCCGGTAGCAGGCATCGAGATTGACCCGAAGCTCGGCACGATAGCCGCACGCACAAGCGGCCGCCCGGTCCTCATTGGGGACTTTCTCACCGTCGATCTTCCGCACGAGCCGACGGTCATTCTGGGCAACCCGCCTTTCCGGAATGCGGTGGTCCGAGCGTTTCTAGACCGAGCCTGGAGCTTGCTGCCAACAGGTGGGCGCTGCGCCTTCGTGCTGCCCGCGTACACATTCCAGACCGCTTCAGCGGTAGTGGCGCTGCAGTCGAGATGGTCAATCCAGCAAGACATGCTGCCGCGGAACCTCTTCGAGCGCCTGCGCCTTCCGCTGTGCTTCGCGCAGTTCACCAAGGACCGCCACGGCCGATTGTTTGGCTTCGCGTTGTATGGGGAGGCGCATGCCGTAAACCGGCTCGCCCGTCGATATCGCGCGTTGCTGGCGGCTGGCGAGCGGTCAGCCTGGGGAGCGGTCACGCGCGCTGCGCTGGAGGCGCTGGGTGGGGAGGCCGACCTGGCTGACATCTACAGGGAGGTGGAGGGCTGCAGGCCTACGAGCAACAAGTTCTGGCACGCGAAGGTCCGCCAAGTCGTACAGCGCATTGCTGTGCGTGTGCGACCCGGCCGGTGGGCGCTTCCAGCGAGGGTGGCCGCGTGAACCAGCAGCATCCCGACTTCACCACCGAGGCGGTGCTATGCGCCGCCTACCAGGACTTCGCCAGGGCATCGGGCTGGCTGGTGTACCCGGAAACCGCTGGCTTCGACATGCTGCTGGTGCGGCCTGAGGGACACCCGCACGCCGGCACCCAGATCGGCGTGGAGGCGAAGCTCAAGCTCAATGCCAAGGTGGTGGATCAGATCCTCGACGTCACGCCATGCGACGTGCGGTGGGAGCAGGGGCCGGACTACCGGGTCGTGCTGGTGGCAGATCCCGGACGAGCATCGGGCCTGGCCAGGCTCCTGTCCCGCTGCGGTGTGACCACGGTGGCGCCGGTCGTCGAGAAGTACAGCCACCCGGTGACGCGCGTATGGCCCGATGAAGAGCGGTGCTGGCGGGGTGGCTGGTATGTCCTGGGCAATCACGCAGAGACGCCGTGGACGGACCTGAATCCGACGCATCGCTGTGAGCTCCCGGAGTTCATTCCTACCGTTCCCGCCGGCGTGCCGAGTCCGGTGCAGCTATCGCGCTGGAAGATCGGCGCCCTGCGTGTGCTGGCGCTTCTCGAGCTGCATGGCAGCGTGACGAACCCGGACATCAAGAAATGCGGCTGCGACCCGTCGGTCTGGACACGCGCTCCGAACCGCTGGCTCGACCCAGTCGAGCGCGGCCGTTTCGCACGGAGCGACCGTCTGCCGCGCTTTGACCTGCAGCACCCCGACATCTACGCGCAGATCCTCGAAGAGGCGCGCGCCAAGGAATCCTTGTCCCCATGAAGACGACGCCGCTGAAACGGTACACGGCACTGCGCGCCAGGAGCGGCCTGAAGACGTACAGCCGATTGGTCACGCGCAAGCCGATCAAGGTCGGCGTGGCGCTGCGCCGGCGGGCCCACAGCACCGAGCCACCGACGCCCATGGACGTGGTGCGCTTCCGCATGATGCGGAAGCGGGGCTGTATCGCCTGCCAGATGAACCGGGCCCGCGGCATCGCCACGGCGACCTTCGCCAAGAAGGACCTGGAGATCCACCACCTGCTGCGCGGTGGCGTACGGATCGGGCACCACGCCACCGTCTGCCTGTGCCACTACCACCACCAGGGCAAGCGGCTGCCGTTCCTGGACCAGGGCTACAAGGCCCAGGCGGCCATCTTCGGGCCGAGCCTTGGCCGCGAGCCGCGGATGTTCCGCGCCATGTACGGCGATGACGACGCGCTGCTGGCCTACCAGCAGGCGGTCCTGGACAAGGCGGCGAACGATGGGTGAGGGGAGACGCCAGCCCGATGGCCGCGCCACGCTGTACCCGAAGCGGCCCAAGCCGGAAGGCGGCTGGCCACGCATGCCGAAGCCACCCACCTTCGAGCGGCCGCGTCCCGCCATGCCGCCCAAGAAAGTGGCGCCCTTCGTGGACAACGGCCGCGAGGCGCTCGAGGTGCTGGCGCGGCTCGCGGGCGGGACCACGTTCAAGGACCCGGGCGTGGGTCGCGCGTCCCGGATCAGCCTGGGCACCGACGACGTCGCCCACGCGCTCGGCCGGGTCAAAGACCCACTGGACCAGCGGCTGGCGCTGGCCATGGCCTGCCAGACCGCGGCCGAGTGGAGCGCCATCCAGGACCTTGCCCACGAGCCGCTGCTGCGCGACCTGCAGGGCAGCCTGAAGACGCGCGCCCTTGTCGCGGGGCCGCGGCGCTTCCGCGCGCGGCTGGTGCTGCACATCGTCTTCCACGACCTGGCCCTGCTGCGGCCGCCGCGCCCGTGGGCGGAGGGTGCCCGGGTTCTCCGGATGCGCCGGCAGGACTACCAGGCGCTCTACGAGGCCGTCCGGGGCTTCATCGTGACCCGGGCCGGCGCCGCCGCGCACGAGGCCTGCCGGTTCCTGTTCGGCCAGGGCTAAAGTTCCATGGCGCGCTGCCGATGAGGTGACCAGGATCCAGGGAGACCCGCATGCGATTCCTGTACTTCATGCTCATCGCCTTCGCCATCGTGGAGATCACGCAGCTGTGGAAGCTGGGCAAAGAGGGTTTCGAGTGCGTCTCGCCTGACGACGCCATGCGGTACCAGACCATGACGCCGGCCGAGCGCCAAGCCTACGAGGCGCGCCAGAAGCCTGTGTGCGACGGCTACACGGCCAAGGTGAAGGCGGTGGACAAGGTCATGCACGCGGTTGCGAAGTGAATCAGCCTGCACGTGCGCGCACGTGCGCACATGCGCGCCCCGTTGTGCATGGGATTTGACACCGGACCGCACGTCCAAATAGAAAGCCCATCGTCAACAAGTCCCTCCGCAAAAAGCCCTGGCGTCCGCGTCGGGGCTTTTTCGTTGGGTCGCTGACCAGCTGCGGGGGCTGCAAGCGCGCACGTTGAGTGAGTCGGATCGTCGTGAGACGAGCCTCGCGCTGTGGCGACAACATTGCGGGTCTCCCCGACCCAAGCGACTTTCCACGGACACACACGTCACCCGTCCGCCGCAGCCCAATTCAACGCCGCGCGGCACGCCGCCACACCTACAGGGGCAAGAGATGGAAGGACAAACCGCGCTCGCGCAGGAGACCTGGTCAGCGGCGAAGAGATTCACGCCCGTCGCCGGCTTCATCGCCGCGAAGTTGGGCGGCCTGGACCTGCAGGCGCTCTCGTACTGGGCAAGCATCGTCGCCAACGCGGCCGCCGCGGTCTATGCCATCACGCAGGTCGTGCTGCTGATCCGCAAGACGCGTCGAGAGAAGAAAGCATGAACAGCAACGTGGGCAGGGTGGCGGCCGGAGGCATCGTATCGGTGCTGGCGGTCGCCGTGGCTTTCGTGAGGCCTTGGGAGGGGCGAAGCCACGGTCCGTACCAGGACATCGTCGGCGTGCTGACTGTTTGCGATGGCCACACCGGCGCCGATATCCAGCAGCGCACCTACACCGACGCGGAATGCGACCAGCTGCTCGGCGAAGACCTGGCGAAGGCGCATGACGCGGTGAAGCGCTGCATCCGCACACCGATGACCCTCAACCAGGAGGCAGCGCTTACCAGCGCGGTCTACAACGTGGGTCCGGCCATCGTTTGCGGTTCCACGCTGTCGCGCCTCGCGAACGCGGGCGACTGGGCTGGGGCCTGCGCCCAGCTCGATCGCTGGGTCTACGCCGGCGGCCAGCGAGTGAATGGCCTGGTCAGGCGCCGCGCCGCCGAGCGCGCCCTTTGCGAGAAGGAATAGCGGCCATGGCCGACTGGGGCACCAACCTAGCGCGCACCGCGCTCGCCTTCGTGATCGGCCTGGCGCTCGGAATGCTGGCGGAGCAGCGCTGGCGCGCCGCCAAGGAGGCCGCCGCGGCGGCCAAGGCCGCAGATCAACAGGTGCTGGCGATCGAGGCCAGCGTCACCAAGCAGGCCGCGCAGCTGCAGCAGCGCCTGGCCGCCGAGCAGGACCGCACCGCGGCGCTGCTGGCAGGCCAGCGCGCGCGAGTTCGCGCTGCAACCGCGCTCCGCATGGAGATCACTAATGCCGTCTTCATCTCGCCGCCGGACGCTCGGGGCTGCACTGATCCTGTGGGCAGCCCTCAGTTTGAGCAGCTGTACGACGCCGCGCGTCAGGCTGGTCGAGCAGCCGCGCCTGCCGGATCCGCCGCCGCCCGCTGAATGCACGCGAGCCGCGTTCGAGGCCTTCGCGCCCGAGCTGACGGGCCTGCCGGAAGGCTGGCGCACGCTCAACTCCGACGGCCGCGCTCGAGCGCTCCTGGCCAACAAGGCCGACGACGCCCAGCAGTACCAAGACCTGCGCGACCAGGCGCTCCGGTGCGCGCGCTGACCTGACATTTCCGAACATGGCGAAGAGGACCACGACCAAGCCGGCGAAGAAGCCGGCCGGGGCGAAGAAGAGCGCCCCGAGGAAGCCACAGCAGGCCCGGAAACCGTCGCGCGAGGACTTGTTCGTCCAGGAGTACCTGAAGGACCTGAACGGCCGTCAGGCGGCAATCCGGGCCGGGTACAGCGCGCAGTCGGCGCGGCAGACCGCCAGCGACCTACTGGCGGAGCCGCGGGTGCAGGAGAAGGTTCAGAAGGCGATGGCTGAGCGCGCGGCGCGCACCCAGATTGAAGCCGACGCCGTCATCGCACGCTTCTGGGGCATTGCCACGGCTGACGCGCGCGACCTGATCGAGTTGCACCGCAGCTGCTGCCGGTACTGCTGGGGCAAGGACCACCGATACCAGCGCACGCCGCGCGAGATGGAAAGCGACCAGGCCCAGCACGAGGCAAAGGCGGCCGAAGCGGCGGCGGAAGGGAAGCCGTTCCCGCCGTTCGACGAAGCCGGAGGCATCGGCTACAACCCCCGGAACGATCCACACCCTGATTGCCCTGAATGCTTCGGCGAGGGGGTGGAGCGGGTTGTGCCGAAAGACACCCGCGACCTGCCACCAGGCGCGCGGCTTCTGTACGCGGGCGTGAAGACCACCCGCCACGGCCTCGAGATCAAGACCCACGACCAGCTCGGCAGCCTTCGCGATGTCGGTCGGCACCTGGGCATCTTCAAGGACACGGTCGAGCACACGGGCAAGAACGGCGGCCCGGTCGAGCACACGCACAAAACCATCGGCGACGTGCTGAGCGAGATCGACGGCGCCGGCACGGGACTGCCGGCCCATGACCGCCGAGGTTGACGCCCAGGACAGGGAGCGGCTCAAGGAGCTGCTGAGCGACCGGCGTTGGCGGCTCAGCCACCTGTACTACATCGTCGACAAGAACGGCGACGTGGTGCTATTCAAGCCGAACGCGGTGCAGGTCCTGTTCCTGGAGGGCTTCCACAACCGCAACATCGTGCTGAAGAGCCGACAGCACGGCATCACCACGCTGGCGGCCATCCTCGCACTGGACACCGCGCTGTTCCGCAGCAACACCACCTGCGGCCTGGTGATGCACAAGCAGGACGACGCCGAGAAGGTGTTCGTGGGCAAGATCCTCTTCGCCTACGAGCGGCTGCCGGACTGGCTCAAGGCCAGCCGCCGGATCGTCCGCCGGGACATGACGGGCGAGCTGGAGCTTTCCAACGGCTCGAAGATCTACGTGTCGCTGTCTCACCGCTCAGGCACGCTGCAGTTCCTGCACGTGTCCGAGTACGGCCCGATGTGCGCGTTCTACCCGTTGCGCGCGTCGGAGGTGAAGAGCGGCGCCCTCAACACCGTGGCGCCCGACGCCATCGTGACCATCGAAAGTACGGCACACGGCCGCATCGGTGACTACTACCGCATGTGCCAGGCGGCCATGAAGCTGGACAAGATGGTCGCCGCCGGCACGGCCAAGCTCAGCAAGCTGGACTACCGGTTCCACTTCTTCGCCTGGTACCAGGACCCGATCAACGAACTGGACCCGGACGGCGTGCCGATCGCCCCGGACCTGGCCGATTACTTCCAACGGTTAGAGGACGAGCACGGGATCGTGCTCTGCGCAAGGAAGCGCGCCTGGTACGCCAAGAAGTCGGAAGAGCAGGGCGACAAGATGAAGCAGGAGCACCCATCGACGCCCGAGGAGGCGTTCGAGCAGGCCATCGAGGGTGCCTACTTCGCGAAGGAGATGGGCAAGGCGCTGCGCGAAGGCCGCGTGCTGGACCTGCCGATCATCCCTGGCGTGCCCGTCAACACCTTCTGGGACATCGGCATGTCGGACACCACCGACATCTGGTTCCACCAGCAGGTTGGCCCCTGGCACCACTTCGTCGACTACTACAGCAACAGCGGCGAGCAGGCCGAGCACTACGCGCGCATCCTGCGTGACCGCGGCTACATGTACGGCAAGCACTATCTGCCGCACGACGGCGTCAATACCGACTGGTCCGCCAGCGGGAACCTGACGCGCCTGCAGGTCCTGCAGAAGCTGCTGCCAGGCAAGGTGGAGCTGGTCGAGCGCATCGACAACAAGCAGGACGCCATCGACATGGCGCGCCAGGCGCTGGCGCGCTGCCGGTTCGACCGGACCCGATGCGGCGAAAACCCACCGGGTTCTGGCCGGGGTGGCATCCCGGGCCTGATGAGCTACCGCAAGGCCTGGAACGAGAAGCTCAGCGTCTGGCACGACTACCCCCTGCACGACTGGGCGAGCAACACCGCCGACGCGTTCATGCAGTTCGCGCAGGGCTACCCCCTCAACGGCGTCAACGACGCCGCCACCCGTGAGCGCCGGCGCCGCGACCGCCCGCGCAGTTGGAGAACGACTTGAGCGACTTCACCCACACCAGCGACGCGCCGGCGCCGCCGGCGGACATGCACGTCCGCCGCGTGCCGTTCGACGGCCATCTGCCACCCATGCCCAAGTTCAGCGCCCTGGCGATCCACATCCGCGCCGCGCTGTACGGCTACCGCAGCGAGCTGGTGCAGGCGATGGTCGACCGCAATGCAACCGCCCGCGCCATGGAACAGGCAGGGGTCTGGGTATGACCTTCCGCACCAGCGACGGGCTACTGCTGCGGCATGCCTTCGACCACCGAGGCGACGCCGAGCGTGTCACCTCGCGCCACAGCTTCGTGGGCTCCAAGGGCGACCTGCTGGTCGAGCTGCACTACGGCGACTTCGGCACCGGCCATGGCAGGCAAGCCGCGCTCAAGGTGTTCAGCAGGCATCGTCCGGACGCGGCAACCTACGTGCCGCTCTCGGAGCTCTGGAAGTTCACCGAGGCGGCCGCGCTGCACGTGCTGGTGCCGGTGATGGCGAAGCAGATCTACGGCTTCGTCACCAAGGACGACCAGTTCCGCGTGCTGGACGCCATCGTCGAATACCTCGACGACCTGCGGAAATCGCCGCCGGATCCGGAGCTGTTCCGAGACCGGTCGCTGGATTCCTTCCTCGAACGCTGCGCTGATGAGGGCGTGGAGTTCTTCGTCGACGTGAACGGCAAACGCGTGGTGGGCTGACATGTCCGGGATCATGAACGTCACCAGCACGAGGGCGGGCGACACCTTCGCCGTCAACATCGGGCAGGCCGACGATCCGAGCGACGCCCCCGCGCATCCGCTGGCGACGCCGGAGGAGCTGCGCAACCTGCGGCGCTTCGAGGAATGGTGGCTGGAGGCGCGCGACGCTCACGCCACCAACCGGCGCGAGCAGATGATCGACGCCGACTACTACGACTGCGACCAGTGGCGCCTGGACGAAGCGGCCATCCTCATGGAGCGCGGCCAGGCACCGCTGACGTTCCCACTCGTAAAGCAGATGTGCGACTGGGTCATCGGCACCGAGCGGCGCACACGCATCGACTGGAACGTCCTGCCGCGCAAGGGCGGCGACGTGAAGATCGCCGGCGTCAAGCGCGACGTGCTGAAGTTCATCAGCGACGTGAACGGCGCCGGCTGGGAACGCAGCCTGCAGTTCGAGGACCAGATCAAGGTCGGCGTCGGCTGGACGGAGGAGTGCTACAACAACGACCGGTACGAGGAGCCGGTCAGCGTCCGCCACCAGGACTGGAAGGGCATGTGGTGGGACCCGTACAGCCGCAGCAACACGCTGCGGGACTGCCGGTACCTGCACCGCGCCAAGTGGACTGACCTGGACTATGCGATCGCGATGTGCCCGGACCGGGCCGACGAGCTGGAGCGCAAGGCCGTCGACACGCTGGACCCCGTGCTCGAGAGCCTGGAGCTCGAAGCCAGCCTGCCGCAGATGTTCTATTCCAGCCCGCTGGCGACCCAGCTCAACGGCGCCACGGCCTTCGGCCTGTTCGGCTCGACCGCGGTCTCTCGGCGCGCCCGCCGCCGGGTGCTGATGATCGAGACGTGGTACCGCCGCGCCGTCAACAGCAAGATCATGCTCGGCGACTCGGCCGACGACGCGGCGGACGGCCTGCGCAACAAGGTCTTCGACCCCAGCATCCAGGCTCACAAGGACGCGCTGAACTCGGGCGCGGTCTCGCTGATGGATAGCGTCAGCGAGGAGATGTGGTTCGCCATCTGGACGCCGGGCCTGCTGCTGAAGCACCAGCGCAGCCCGTACAAGCACCGCAAGTTCCCCTTCACGCCCGCCTGGTGCTTCCGCCGCCACCGCGACGGCATGCCCTACGGCCTGATCCGCCCGGCTCGGGACAGCCAGGACGAGTACAACAAGCGCCGCAGCAAGATCCTCTTCGACCTCAGCACGAATCGCGTTCTGTACGAGGTGGGCGCGATGGACGAAGCCGACGAGCACCGCAACCTGGAGGAGGCGAAGCGCCCGGACGGCGAGATACGCCTGGCGCAGGGGGCGCTGCGAGAAGGTGCCTTCAAGATCGAGCGCGCCACGGACGCCATCAACGGGCAGATCCAGATGCTGGAGGAGGCGCGCAACAACGTCTTCGAGGCCAGCGGCGTCACGCGCGAGAACACGGGGCAGAGCACCGGCGACCAGTCGGGCAGGGCGATCCTGGCCAAGCAGCAGCAGGGCAGCGTCACCACGGCGGCACCGTTCGATAACTTCCGCCAAGCCATCCAGGAAAGCGGGCAGAAGACGCTCAGCAACTGCGAGCAGTTCCTCAGCCTGCCGAAGATCATCCGCATCGCCGGGCCGGACGGCGCCGCCGACTGGCTGAAGATCAACGAGCCGGTGTTCGACCCCACGACGGGCGACGTCCTCTGGGAGAACGACATCACCGCCAGCGAGGCGGATTTCGTGGTGGACGAGACCGACTACCGCGAGACGGTCCGCATGGCCATGGCCGAGATGCTGTTCGAGCTGATCGGGCGGCTGCCGCCGGACCTGGCCGTGGCGATGCTCGACATGGCCGTGGATCTCACCGACCTGCCGAACAAGCAGGCGATCGTCAACCGCATCCGGCAGATCACGGGCCAGTCCGCACCGGGCCAGGAGGACTCGCCGGAAGCGCAGGCCCAGGCCCAAGCCCAGGCCGATGCCCAGCAGCGGCAGCAGGCCATGGCCGACGCGAAGGCGCAGGCGGACATCGAACTCACGCAAGCCAAGACGGCCGCCACGAACGCCAAGGCCACGCTCGACCAGACCAGCGCCCAGCGCACCGCCGTGCAGGGCAAGGCCGACGCCATGCAGACCGCAGGGATGGTCCACGCCGCGCCGCAGGTTGCGCCGGCCGCGGACCGTCTCTGGAACCCGTCCGAAGCGCTGCCCATGCGCCCGGATAACTACGTCCCACTCCCGCCCTAACGAGGCAACGCATGTCCAACGACACGACCCAGCAGCCGGCGCACGACATCAACGGTGGCGATCCCACCGAACGTGAAGCGCAGCTAGCCGCCCAGCTCAGCACCATCGGCGAGAACCCGCAGGTGGATCCCGATGCGCAGCCAGCGGCCGGCGCCGGCGCCACCGCCGCCGCAGCACCCGCTCCTGCCCCTGCGCCGGCACCGGCGCCTGCCGCCGCCGCGGAGGGTGGCGCTGCCGCGACCCCTGCGCCGGCCGCCGCTACGGCCGATGGCGACGGCGCTGCCGTGGCCTCGACGACGGAGCCATCGCCGGCAGCTGCTGCTCCGGCCCCGCCGCCGCCCGCGCCGGTGGTGCAGGAGCCGCCCAAGCCGTCCAAGGACTTCGACGCCGAGTTCGCGCGCATCCAGCGCCAGTACGACGATGGCGAGATCGACACGGCCGAGTACCAGAAGCAGTTCCGGGCCACCATGACCGAGGAGAGCGCGTACCAGGCGCGTCTGGCGGTCTACCAGGAAACGGTCAAGAACCAGGCGCAGATCGCACAGGACGCCTTCAAGAGGGCGGCGGTCGCCTGGGAGACCAAGCACAAGGACTTCTTGGCCAACCCGCTCCGACGCGACGCCATGCAGCGCGCGATCGAGTCCATCGACCAAGAGACGAACTTCGCGCTGTCCCCCGAGGAGCTCTTCAAGAGGGCGGAGGCCGTGGCCTTCGAGGCCTTCGGCTACAAGCCCCCGGGCAGCGACCAGCCGGACCCGCAGGCAGCGATCGCGCGTGCCACCGATCGGCGCACGCCGCCGCCGGCGCCGGCGACGCTGGCCAGCGCGCCCGCGGCGGCGGCCATCGAATCCAACCGCGGCAGCGCCTTCGCCGAGCTGGATAGCAAGAACATCAGCGAGCTGGAAGACCACATCGCGCGGATGACGCCCGCGCAGCGCGACGCCTATCTGCGGGAGGCTCCCGGGGCTAGCACCACGCTGCGCGAATCGACCGACAAGGAGTAAGCGGTTCCATGGCCGTATTTCTGGACTTCGATCAGGGCGACACGCTGGTCATCGGTGACGGCACGCGCGTCGTCTTCGAGCACAAGAGCGGGCGCCGGACCCGCGTGCGGATCGAAAGCGAGCACGACATAAGGCGTATCCAGGCCGGCGATCCGGTGCCGGCCAGCGCAGGCGAACCGGCGCGGCCGCGGGAATCGGCCAACAGCCGCGGCGTGACGCCGCCGCTGGCAGCGCAGAGGCGGATGCCCTCGCAGGGCTGAGCCACACCAACCGCGCATGAGCGTGGCCCAAGTTACCCGGCGCATGAGTGCCTTTCATCCCTCAGAGGAATGCACTCATGTCTCAGACCGTCGTTGGATTGAACAACCCCATCGCTGTGAAGCGCTGGTCGGCGACCATGTTTACGGACGTGGCCAAGGAGTCCTACTGGGGCTCCCGCTTCATGTCCAAGAGCCCGGACGCTCCGGTGCCCGTGCAGGTGCTCACCGAGCTCGAGAACGATGCCGGCGACACCATCAACTACGACCTGTTCGCCCAGCTGAAGCAGAAGCCCGTCTACGGCGACGACACGCTGCGCGGCAAGGAAGAGAAGCTGAAGAACTTCTCGGACAAGGTCCAGATCGATCAGGTTCGCTGCGGCGTGAATGCCGGTGGTCGCATGACGCGCAAGCGCACGCTGCACGACCTGCGCTCGATCGCTCGCCAGAAGATGTCGGAATGGTGGGCGCGCTGGAGCGACGAGGTGATCTTCGCCTATGCCTCGGGCGCACGCGGTATCAACGATGACTTCATCGAGGACACCGATTACACCGGCTTCGCGGGCAACGCGATCACGCCGCCGGACAACGAACATGTGCTGTTTGGCGGCGCCGCGACCAGCTTCGGCACGATCGGCAACAGCGACGTCTTCGACCTGGAGCTGATCGACCGCGCCGTCACCAAGGCCAACACCATGGGCGGTGGCACGAACGGCAAGGTGAAGATCCGCCCCATCCGCATCAACGGCGAAAGCCGCTTCGTGATCGTCATGCACTCGTTCCAGGAGCATGACCTGCGCACGAAGAACCAGGGCACCATGGGATGGGTCGAGCTGCAGAAGGCCGCCGCGGCGGCGCAGGGCCAGGGCAACCCGATCTTCACGGGGGCGCTGGGCATGTACCGCGGCGTGATCCTCCACAGCCACCAGTCGGCGATCCGCTTCGGCAACGCTGGCGTCGATGGTACGCAGCCGGCGGCACGCGCGCTGTTCCTGGGTGCCCAGTCGGTGGTGATGGCCTACGGCTCCCCGGGCAGCGGCCTGCGCTACGACTGGCACGAGGAGACCGAGGACCGCGGCAACCAGGTGGTGATCACCTCGAGCACCATCCTCGGCCTCAAGAAGTGCCGCTTCAACGACCGCGACTTCGGCACGCTGTCCCTCGACACGTACGCCAAGGACCCGAACTAAGCACCCGCGCCGGGGCGCCGCTGTGCGCCCCGGCCGGTGGCTTTCCGCCTCCTTTTCCTTGAGGACTTAGCAATGACCCAGTACAGCAACCCCAAGATGGTCCCGGGCATCACCGCCGAAGCGTCCGGCGCGATCTACCTCGATCGCCAGGTCACTCAGCTCGGCGACCCGGTGGCCTTCCCGAAGGCCCTGCAGGTCGGCGACCAGGTGCAGGTCGGCGTCATCCCGGCCGGCCACGTCATGGTTCCCTACCTGTCGGCCATCAACATCCCGAAGCTGGACACCAACGCCGCGGCGACCGGCACGTATTCGCTGGGCACGGAAGCCAAGCCCGCGCTCTTCGGCGCGGGGATCAATGCCGGCCAGGTCAAGCAAGCCGTGCTCACCGGCACCGACGTCATCGGCGACCCGGAGAAGGACATCCCGCTCTATCTCACCCTGACCGCGTCACTCGCCACGCAAGTGGCCGCCGGCCGGATCGTCTTCGACGTGGCGCTGCGCGCTTGGCGCAGCGAGACCGACCAGAGCGGCGGCGCCCTCTAACCACCACTCGAAGGGCCGGGCTACCGGCCCTTTCCCATTGACCGAGAGGCCCTATGAAGATCGCATCCCACGCCCACCCGCGCGACGGCAGGGCGCGCATCCACACCGTGCATGGCATCCGCTACGTCTTCGCGCCGGAGCAGGATCGAGCCGGCGTCACGCACTTCGTGGCGGAGGTGTCCAATGCCGACCACGCCGAGCTGTTCATCCGCAGCGGCGGCTTCTATCCGTTCGGCGAGGACCTGCAGGTGCAGCCCGTGCTGATCCGGATCGCGCCGACGGGCGAGGGGGCGGAAAGTGAGCCGCCGCCGCCCGCGCCGCCGGTGCCCATGGTCGACACGGCAGTCCAGGAGGAAGCGGCGAAACTGCTGGCCGGCACCCTCAACACGATCGGCACGGCGATCGGTTCCGTGTCGAAACCTGCCGTGATCCTTGCCGCGTTGGCGCTCGAGAAGGCCAAGGAAGCGCCTCGAAAGGGCGTGGTCTCCCTGCTGCAGCAGACCATCGAGGGCCTTCGCGCCACGGGCCAGCTGAGCGACGCGCCGTGAACCTGAAGGAGCTGCGCGACGCCTGCCGGCAGATGCTGGACGATGCCGTGGAGCCGTACCTGTGGTCCGACGAGACCATCAACCGGTTCCTCAACAACGCGGTGCGCGAGGTCTGCCTGCGCGCCCGCATGCTCCGCGCCGACCCGCGCAGCTCGCCGGACCTTTGCCAGATCACGGTGGACCCCAGCGCCGGCGGCCGGTTTCTGGTGGACCCCAGCATCATCGCGATACGCAGCGGCACGCTCGCCGATGGCGCGCACCCGCTGTGGGCCGTATCCAGCCGGGACATGGACGACCGGGAGCCAGGCTGGGACGCAGGCCGGGTCGAGGAGGGCACGCCGTACTACATGGTGGTCGACCTGGAGCAGAAGGGTGTCCAGCTCTGGCCGGCCCCGCCGAGCGGTACGGGCGTCACCGTTCTGCTGCGCGCCTGGCGCGTTCCGGTCGCCACCGAGCTTATGAAGCTCGACGAGGACGAACCCGTTGTCGTGCTCCCGGATCCGGAAGAGCTGAAGCACTGGGTGGCGCACGAGGCCTACCTGATCAAGGACAACGACTCATACGACCCGGCATCGTCCGAGCGCCATCTCGGCTACTTCGAGCAGCGCTTCGGTCGCCGGCCCGACTTTCACCAGATGGCGCGCTGGGCGGACAGCCCGCCGCGCCGTCGCCGCACCCACATGTTCTAAGCCATGCCGCGCACGAGCGCGGCAACACCATCAGGCGCATGAGTGCCGCCCATCGGAGCGACATTCATGGCCAACACCCTCTACGACAAGGGCCGTCAGCGGTTCCTGGAAGGCCAGTTCAACTGGCTCACCGACACGCTGAAGGTGCTGCTGGTCGACACCGGCGCGTACACCCCCAACTTCGGCACGCACGAATTCCTGTCGGACATTCCGACCAGCGCACGCGTCGGCACCAGCACGGGTGTCGTGCTGGTGAGCAAAACCACCAGCGGCGGCGCCGCGGATGCCGCCGACATCACCTTCAGCAGCGTTTCCGGGCCCAGCATCGAAGCGCTGGTGATCTACAAGGACACCGGCACCGAGAGCACCAGCCCGCTGATCGCCTATATCGACACGGCCACCGGCCTGCCGATCACGCCGAACGGCGGCGACATCATCGTCACCTGGGACAACGGCGCCAACAAGATTTTCAAGCTCTGAGGAGCGTATGAGCCGAGACCGCGTCGCCCAACTCGAACGGGCCGTGCAGCTGCTCACGATGGAGCGTGACGCACTGGTGCGCCAGAGGGACTTCTTTGTTGAGCAATCTCGAATGCTGCAGAACCAGGTGCAGATGTGGCAGGTGATGTACAGCGGCCTGCTGAAGGAGATCGCCCGTGGCGAGGTCCACCCGGACGTCGCGGCGGCTGCCGACCTCGCCGTGCAGGCGCTCGAGGCACCGCTGACGGGCGTCGAGGCCATTCGCGCCTACATGGCTCAGGAGAGCCCACTGACCCAGGGCACGTACACCGGACGCTTCGCGCTCGAGCGTAAGTCGGTTCCCGGACTGGCCAAGAAGATCCGGCGCCTGGGCCGCGAAGCGAAGCAGCGAGGAAAGCAGCCATGAGCGAAGACGCTCAGAAACCACCCGCACAGGCGATTGGGGTCGAGGGCTTCGTAGCGCTCGCCACAAAGCCGGCCGAGCCAGCGCTCGATTGGCGCGTTCTGGCGCAATACCCGCCGTTCCAGATGTACGTCGAAGAGCGCGAGTACAACGCCCAGGGCATCAACTCCGCCCAGTACGCGCTGGAGCGAGGGCAGGCTGCCTTCGCGGAGCATGGCGAGGACTTTATCAAGGGGTATCTCGCCTGGTGGGAAGGAAAGGGCTACTGGCGCGGCGAAGATCCCATGGGGAGGCGCTGATGGCCAAGTTGAGTACGAGTGGCCCGCTTCAGCACGTCGACGACGCGACTTTCCGCGCCTGGGGTTCGGAGCTATCTGCCGCCCTCGACTCGCTGGGGGTGTTCCCCAAGTCGGCCGATAGCGGGCAGGTCAACTGGGCGACGGTGACGCGTCCGTCGCCAGGCAATTACGTGTACGAGGTGCGCTACCTCAACGACTCGCGTCACGCCACCGCGCCGATCTACGTCAAGCTCGAATACGGCACTGACCCGGGTACCGCCAACAACCCATCCATGCGCATCTCCATCGGCAAGGGTTCCAACGGCGCCGGCACGGTCACCAATCAATTCCTGACGCCCAACAAGGTCAACCCCAACTTGGCGCCAGCCTCGGGCGCCAACTACCCGTCGATGTATTGCGGAGTGGACGGTTTCATCGGGTATCTGTTCAAAAGCTTCGATCCCAACCAATACGGCTTTACCAGCCTGATCCTGCAGCGCACGGTGGACGACAGCGGCGCGCCCACCGACGAAGGCTTTGCGATCTTCCTCAACCGCAGCGACCAAGCGAATTACGGGCCGCGCTTCATGGCCTGGAACTACACCACCGGCTATCTAGCCGACGTAGGCGCAAGTTATGGTGGCCGTCCCCCTTACGTGCTGGTGCCGATAGGCGCGCCCACCGGCGTGATCGGCTCGCCGGCGGCCTATCAGATGTACCGCCATCAGGCATGCATCCCGAAGCTCAAGAACTGGCTGTTCACGCTGAGCAGCGACGTGTCGCACAACCTATCTTCGGGCACCACCTTCCAGTGCGCGCCGGTCGGCACCGCCATGCACACCTACATCGTGTGCAACATCGGCCATCTCGGCTACTCCGCCTACGACCGCGTGTGCATGCTGTGGGAGTGAGACGTGGCCGACGTTAACGCCATCATCGACAAGGCCCAAACCGGCTACATGGGCGGCGCTTACGGCGTGTTACGGCCGGCGTGGGCGGTGATGGTGGCCGGCGGCGACTATCGCGCGCTGCCGCCACGCGGCGACAGCTTTATCGCCGGCCAGCCGCCCGATGGCCTGGTGACCTTCAACGGCGCGCCGGCGGTGCGCGTAGTGGATGTCTTCGACCGAGCGACCAACATCCTGGTGGCGTCTACCACCTCCGCGGCCGATGGTACGTACCGCATCAACGGGCTGCGCCAGGATCGCCTGTACGACGTGCGCGCGCGTGGCAGCAGCGACCTCGAGAACGACCTTATCGTGGCCCGCGTCACACCGCACCTGCCTGAGGTGACGTTTCAGGGCACGTTCCAGCCCTACGGCTACACCACAGTCAACTATTCGAGTTACATCGCCATCCGTGGCGGCAATGGCTCCTACACCAACCCGCAGGTGTTGAGCGGCGCGCTGCCGGCGGGGCTGGAACTGAGCATCGTTGGGGACCGCCTGTATCTAAGCGGCACGCTGGGAGCTACGCAGGCCATCTACAATTTCACCGTCTCGGTGGACTCCACCGATGGGCAACGTGGCAGCACGCCGCAGACGGTGGAGGTGGTGGCGAACGACCCGCACTTCGCCAACGTGGTGTCGCTGCTGAGCTTCGATGACGGTTTTCACGACTTGGTGGAGGCGAACCTGTGGACGGTGAATGGAAAGGCCGCCATTGATACCGACAACAAGCGGTTCGGCTCCGGGAGCGCCTATTTCCCGAACAACACACTGAGCCCGCTATCAACGCCAGACCGCCTCGACCTGCGCATGGAATCGGCCGATTTCACGATCGAGGGTTTTTTCAACCCGCAAGCGCCTCCCAACGGTTTCGGCATCTTCTACGGCAAGGGCATCAACACGCCCAACGGCCTTTCGATCGGCGTTACCCCCACGACGATCACCGTGCGGCGAAATTCGCTTTCCGATTTCGTGATCAACGCCACCGTGAACCCGTGGGACCACGTCGCCATCGTGCGCAATGCTGGCGTGATCAACGTGTTCCTGCGCGGCGTGAACGTCGGCTCGTCACCGGTCGCATTCACTAACACCGATGCCGACGTGCTCTATGTCGGCTCCAATTCTTCCACCATCGGCAATCCGAATTACTCCTACGCAGGCAACATCGACGAGTTCCGTATCACCAAGGGCGTGGCTCGCTACACCGACAACTTCACCCCAACCACAAAGCCTTTCCCCCGAGGCTGAGCGATGGCGTATTCGATCCCGCCAGGTAACCGCATACCCTTCGTATTCGATGGCCGCCCGTATACCGCGCCTGTCGGAGATCAGGTCGCGCTTCGCTTCGGCGGACTGCCGGGCACCATCTTCGCCGTCGGCAGCGATATGGCGGAGTTCGGCCGTGCGACGGTAGCGAACCGAACGGCGCAAGTCTTCGCTGCAGGCTGGGACAGCGGAAAGGTCAGCGAGAACCTCGTCATCACGAAGTCCTTGATGGCGGTGGGCATCCCGCCAGGGTCCTTCGGCACGGCGACGCTGTACAACCTCAACCAGGAGGTGCGGCCGACTGGCCGCGATACGTTCGGCGGCTTCGGAACGGCGTGGGTGAGCCTCGGTACGAGGCGCCTCTATGCCGGGTTGGGAGACCAGTCGCTGTTCGGCACGGCGGCGCTCGCCGGCGGCGTGCGGTGGATCGACCTGGGGAACCGCGGGATCGATTCGCTGGCCGTGCCAGCGCCGACCGTGTCGTTCCTGGTCCGCCAGATCTTCCCTTCATGGTTTGTCGCCACGCTGTATGGGCGCCCCGCAGTGGACTTCACCCACAACGTGCTGCCGGCGGGCTTCGGCGACGAGCAGTTCGGGCAACCCGAGGTGTACCGGCCGCGCTTCATTGTCGACCTGGCGGGTCTCGGTATCGCCGCCACCGCGTGGGGCGATCACCGCGCCGATCTCCACACGCAGTACGTGGCGCCCTCCGGCTGGCTGGCGGGCGGCCCCACCGAGAGCGAGCGCTTCGGGCGCGCCGAGGCTTACAACCTCACGCAGTACATCGAGCAGCTGTTCGAGGTGGGGCCGGACGACGGCGGCGTCTTCGGTACCTTCACGTACGTGGACAACCGCAACAAGCGCATCGGCGCCGAGGGCATCCAGCCGGGCAAGTTCGGTACGGCAGAGATCTACAACAACGCGCGCATCATCACCGGGGCGCCGTTCGTCGAGTTCACCCTGTGGGGCGACACGCTGGTGGCGCCGGCCATTCGCACGGTCGAGGCCGTCGGCAAGGACACCTCCGCTTGGGGCAGTCCGCTCGGGAACATCGTGTACAACGCGGCGCGCGTGCTGGCGCCGCAGGGCGTGAAGCCTGGCGACGTCGGTGTGCCGCAGCGCGTGTGGAGCAACCAGCAGACCATCAAGGTCGTGGGTGCCAATCAGGCGGCTTACGGGCAGGCGATGGTGGCCTTCGGCGTACGGTCGGTGGCGCCGTACAGCCTCCCCGAGCCGCCGCCCTTCGGCAACGCGACGGTGCAGCTACTGCAGCGGCCGCTGGCGCCGCGCGGCATCGATGCCGCTGGCTTCGGCGTGCCTACGCTCGAAATCCACTTCACGATCATTGCGGCGAAGTCGGTGCTGCCACCGGCCAATGCGTTCGGCGCCACGCGGGTATGGAACAAGACCCCCGAGCTGGGTGCCTATGGCTGGACGGCCACGGAGTGGGGCGGTAGCGCGGTCCACAACCAGTGGGAGCGGTATGCCTTCGAGGGCTGGGATTCGGCTGTCGTCGGCAAGCATTCGATCCGCGACCGCCGCCAGACCGTCGCTCCCGGTGGCATCGCTTCGCTGGCCATGTCGTCGCGCAGCGAAGTGCGCAAGGTCACGCCGGATCCGCCGGCGCAGCAGATCATCAGCCCGAGCGGCTGGGATACGGTGGCGGTTTCCGCGGCCGCCGTGCGGACGAACGTGATCTACGCCACCGGCGACGCGCACGGCGGGTTTGGGCGGCCGAGCCTGGTGTCGAACGGGATCCTGGCGCGCGGCATCCCGCCGCCCTACGACGACAGCGGCACGCAGTTCGGCGTGCCATCGATGAACCGCACGCCGATCGTTCGCCCGAAGAGCATCCTGGCCCCCGACGACCCGGATAACCCGGCCGGCTCGGCGTCCCTGCCGGACGTCGGCCCGCGATACGTGTGGGCGCCGCGCGGCTATCCGTACACGACCGGCTACTGGGAGGAACGTGGCCAGCAGATGGACGAGGCGGTGTTCGGCCAGAACCATCCCGAGCGCCCGGTCTTCGGTGCCCCCACCGTGACGCACCGCAATCGCACGCTGTTCGCGCGCGGCGAGGAGTTCCTCCAGTTCGGCCAGGCCTCGTTGAGCTTGAACCCGCAGTACGTGCGGCCGATCGGCGCGCGCTTCCAGAAGTTCGGCTATCCCGTGCTGAACGGCGGCGGCGCGTTGAGCACCTATGGGTTCGACCTGTCCAGGTACGGCCTGGCCACGCTGGTCATTGCCGACTATGGGCCCAAGACCCTGCGGCCCGCGGGCATCGCCGCCGGCACGTTCGGTGGCACGGAGGTGCAGAACTTCAACCGCACCCTCGTGGCGCAAGGCTGGAACAGCTTCACGGTCAGCCCGCCGGCGCCGCCCAGCTGGCCGCGCACGTCGACGTGGGTCAGCAACGCTTACGCGCCGTTCCCGTTCCAAGGCAGCGAGCACACGCTCTTCGGTACGGCATGGGTGAGCCACCACACGCGGTACATCTCGCCGGCGGGATGGCTGTCCCAGGTGATCGACTACACCGCCGGATCCTTCAAGGACCGCATGCGGGTTTCTAAGTCGCGCTCGATCGGGGCCATGGCCGGGTTTGATGCTTCGGCCTTCGGCGATGCGACCGTGCAGAACGCGTGGAGCGGCGTTCGCGCGGTGGGGTTCAACGACTTCGCCTTCGGCCTGGTCAACCTGCGCAAGCAGAACCGCGTGCACCCCGCCGGGTTCGACGCGCTGGCGGTGGGTGACGTGCAGCGCTGGGAGGCGGGCGCCGTGAAGGCGCACGGCGACGACATGGCGGCGATAGGGCGTGCCGTGCTGTCGCGCGCGGTGGGGCCCAGTGGTTTCGCCGGCGCGTTCGGTGTGCCTGGCGTTGGCCGCCCGGTGCGGCCGCCCGGCATCGCGCCGCCCGATGATCAGGTGCCAGCGCCCGTGGCCGTGGCGCGGTGGTGCGGCAACAAGGCCATGGCCGTGGCTGGATTCGATGCCCTGCAGATGGGCGAGGTGACCGTACGATGAAACCTGGGATACCGCTGGGCCCCTGGCCGTTGGGCATCGACAACAAGTCCGACCCCACGTCGTTGAAGGCAGACGACAGGGGCAACGTCATCGCCCTCCGCGACGCCGTGAACGTCGACATCGACCGCACCGGTGGCGTGGCGCGGCGTGCCGGCCCGCGCCTCGTACTGGCGCTGCCTGGGCTCCACAGCCTGTGGACCGGCCCGCTCGGCACGTTCGGCGTCGCCGCCGGCCAGCTGTATGCGATCACGCCGACCGCGGCCCGACCGCTCGGCGCGCTCAACAGCAACGACCCCTGCAGCTTCGATACGCTCAACGGCGCCACCGTGGTCAGCAATCGAACGACGCTGCTGGAGGTCCGCGGCGACCAGGTGCGTCCGCTGGCGCTACCGCGCGGCGCCGCGCCCGCGATCGCTCCAGTGCCGGCCGGTGGACTCCCTGGTGGCCGCTACTCGGTGGCGGTGAGCTACGTGCGCGGCGACGAGGAGGGAGCGCTTTCCCCCGCGCGCTTGGTGGAGCTGGGGGAGGGGCAGGGCATCGAGCTGCAAGGGCTGCTCTGGCCGGCCGGCGTGGACTGGCTGCGCGTCTACCGCACGGAACCCGGCGGCACGGTGCTGTACCGCTGCGCCGATATCCCAGTGGGTTTGCCGGGTTATGTAGTGGGCGGCGATCAGCTGGGCCGGGCCGCCACGACCCAGTTCCTGGCGCCGATGCCGGCGGGCGAGCAGCTGACGGTATGGCGCGGCCGCGTCCTGGTCGCGCGCGGCCGCACGCTCTACTTCAGCGAGCCCATGAACTATGGCTTGTGGTCGCCGCGGCATGGGTTCGTGCAATTCGCGAGTGCGATCACCCTCGTGGCCGGCGTGCAAGGGGGCATCTACGTCGGCACGCGGCGGGGCGTGGTTTTCCTTCGCGGGGCGAAGCCCGGGGACTGGTCCCAGGAGGCCAAGACCACCGAGCCGCCGATCCCAGGGGGCAGGGCGGTCATCAACGGCGACCTGCTTCCCGCGAGCTATCAGCAGACCGGTCGGCAGCTGGTCGCGTGGCTCGGGCCCAGCGGCTTTGTGCTCGGTACCGATGACGGCCAGCTGCTCGAGCCGCAAGCCGATCGGCTCGCCGTCGAGGCGGCCAGCGCGGGAAGCCTTGCCGCGCATGGTCGCCGCATCACCGCTACACTTCACTGAAACGAATCGACGTCCGCGCATGAGCGCGGTTACCCGCACGGCGCATGAGTGCCCCATTCCGAGAGGAAGGCACCCATGCAACTGCTCAATGGTCTCTTTTCCGTGCCGGCCAAGCGCATGGCTTCGTCCATCCGCCGCCTGCGACTCCATGTCGCGCGCTGTCTCCTGGCGGAGCAGTACGAAGTCACGCCGAGCGGCCTGATCGTTCGCGGCGGCATTCGCTGGCGTGGCGAGTTCCACCACCAGGTCGGCAACCATGGCCCGGTGGCGATCGATCACAACCTGCTCGTGGACCAGGGGACGAACAAGATCCTGGCGATCGCTCTCGGCCCCGACGCGAAGCTCCCCGCCTTCTATCTGGCCCTGACGTCGGGACTGGCCCCGCCGACGCACGACCTCACCGCGGCGAGCTTCGCCGCCACGATGAACGAGATCACCAGCACCACCGAGGGCTACACCGGCGCGACCCGGCCGCAGTGGGCTGCCGGCCAGCCTGCCGCCGGCGTCATCGGCAACATCGGCAACGAAGCGGTCTTCAACATGGTGACCAGCGCATCCGTCCGGGTCACGGGCGCGGGCCTCATCAGCGACAGCGCCAGGGGCGGCACCGCCGGCACGCTGATCGCTGCGACGTTGTTCCAGAACCCGCGCGACTTCTTCAACGCCGACACGTTCAAGCTGGGCTACACCGTCAGCCTGACGGACTGACGCGTGCGCGAGCCTGCGGACGGCATCGTTCGCCTGGAGATCTCGGGCGACGTGGAGCGCGGCCAGGGGTATGTGCCCCTGGCCCTGGGTCTGCTGCACCGCACGCAAGAGCGCATGCGGGTCGGCGGCCTGGCCCAGCTGTCCGCGCAGATGCGATTCGACGCTGATGCCTACGGCTACGTGGTGATCGCGGGCGGCATCAACGCCGTGCACATCGTCGCTGGTGCTGGCCCCGAAGCCGTCGTCGAAAGCATCCCGCAGGATCTGGTCGAGGTGCCCGATTTCCTTTCCGGCACCGTGCAGAACGGGTTCATCGCCGAGGTGCCGGCTGACCCGCCGCGGCCAGCCTACAAGACGCTGGCCAGTTTCCACCCGACGGCGTCGTGCGCCGAGCGCTTCAAGCTGGCGCCGGCGTACCAGACCGTCAGGCGACTGGCGGTCCTTCCGCACGCCGATCTGCAGAGCGAGCTCCAAAACCCCAGCGACAACTCGGCGATCGTGTACTCGCAGTACACGCGGCTCAAGCCGACAATGTTCTCGGGGACCATGCGCCACCTCGTGCAGGTGCTCATGGGGTTCGGCAAGCCGTCGCGGAAAGGCGGCAAGGCCACCAGCATCTACGACGAGAAGAAGACGCGGAAGGACGGGTCGCCTGCGCCCCAGCCGTCGGCCTATCAGCGAGCAGCGGCCCGCGATGGCGTGCAGATTCGCTTCGACTGGCGCTTCAGCCGTACCCACGGCATCACGTATGCGACCGATGGTCGGCCATGGCTGGTCGAGATCGGCATCACCCAGGGCATCCTGGCCGTGCCGCTGCCGCTCAATCCAGCGACGACCACTGCGGCGTTCCGTCGCCGCGCGGAGGAGAAGGGCGACGAAGAGGCCCTGGATATCCTGGACCGCTACGGCGGCTTCCCGACGGGCGAGGGCTTTCCGCCGTCCGAGCAGATCGAGGCCTGGATCCGGGCCGGCCATGTGCTCCGCCTGCAGACGCACGACGACCTGAAGCCGTTCTACGACCACACCAGCTACTCCAGCCAGCTCGGCTGGGCCTTCAACCAGCGGGGCGACGAGGCGCACAACACCGCCTGGCGGTATGGGGACGACGACGTCCAGCGGGGCGTGCACTACATGGTCCCGATCCACATCGGGGCGACGTTGCCGGTGGAGGTACCCGAGGGCGCCGCGCAGCTGCGAAAGGCGTTCGGCCGGTTGAGCGGCGCCGCCTACAAGGACCGCATCGCGGCCGCCATGTGGAAGGTCGACCGCCTGTCGGACTTCCAGATGCGCTGGGCCAGGAGCGCGCTGGACCGCAGTGCCGCCGAGGCCTTCGAGTACGTGGACGGCCTGGTGCTGGATCCGATCGCCGCGGCTTCCGCGCATCTCTCCAAGGTGAGCGAAGGGCCCTTGTGGTACCCGCCGCGCGCGCGGTCCGAGACGGGGTACGTCATCCGCTTCCCCGAGCCGACGATAGGCCTGCTAGTCGCCCACTCGATGAAGCCCGCGTCGGAAGCTGCACCCGTGCCAGCGCGGTGCGACACCACGATGCACGTCTTCTT